ACGCCGTGAGCCCTTCGGCCAGCGAAACCGTCACGGTTGACCTGCGAATGCAGCCCGACGTTGTGAAGCTGCTACGCGAGCGCGACGAACTGCTGGCGGCGCTGAAGGCGCTCGCCAAGGGACGCGCAAGCGCCTGGCACGACGAATACGACGGGACTGGCATTGAGTATCCCAAGGACTTGTCAAACGCGGAAGCCCTCATCGCGAGAATCGAGAAGCCATGATCCGAAAGCGATTCGAGTTCTCCTGTTCTATTTGGTGCCAGGAAGGACACTGCTCAAAAGGCAAGCGGTGCAATCATGCCAACCTCGATGGCAAGCGCAGGGCAAGCGCAGAGCGCTTCACCAAAGAGTTCCACGCTGGGTGCGAGTGCTACGTTGAAGCCATCCTCCCGCTTAGACTTGCAACAAGGAAGCCATGACCAAGAAGCGCAAGCACATATTCGTGAACGAGTCGCCGACGAACAACCCTGAGGTAAAGACGAAGGTCATCCGCGCGCTGTCTGGAGAATTCGTTCGCCCCCGTGAGGATGCCATTGGCGACCTCGGCGCATCTATCACGATGAACGAACGCGAGACTGTCTATCACTATCGAGACGAGGAGTATCGCGAGCCGACGGCTCAGGCGACTGAGGCGATGGAAATGAACGCCCGCATGATGCGTGACTATCCTGGCATTCCAGTTGCACGCAAGCACGTCAACGACAAGGGGAAGCCATGCAGTTAGCACTCCAGTACCACGCGGGAGATGAGTCCGCAGCCCTGCGCCTCGCCCGCCTGCTCGCCGACATCGAGCCGAAGAAGCGCACCGACGTCACCCTCGCCCTGGTTCGCCGGCACGATTGCGAGCTATCCGACGAAGCCGAAGACACGCAGCTCTATTGCGGCCGCAAGTTCCCGACGGCGCTCATTCGCTCGGACGAACCGGGCGAAGGCTGGCCCGGCGGCTCGAATGCGCTTTGGCGCGGCACCATGGCGAAGTGCTCTATCCCGCAGTTCGGCGCCACCGGCTCGGCCATCTTCACCTTTGAGGCTGACTGCGTGCCCCTGTCGACCGATTGGATCGACCGCCTGAAGGCAGAGCACGCCATCACGGTAAGCCAGGGCAAGCGCATCACTGGCGCAGTCCAGGCACAGCCGTGCCCGCACGTCAACGGCAACATGGTGATCGAGTCGTCAGTCTGGCAGGACTACCCGAGCCTCCACGCGGCGCCGGCAAACTGGGCCTGGGACTGCTGGCACTCGGCGGCGCTGCTTCGCGAGACTCGGCACAGCGGCATCATTCTGAACGCCGCCCATAGTGACGGGTGGACCGAAGGCCCGATGATTGCGCTCGCGCGCGAGGCCGCGATTCTACACGGGTGCAAGGATGACAGCGCGTTCAACGTGGCGAGCGCGATGCTGGCGGACCCGAAGGAGTTGACCGTCGACTTCTTCTTGGTCACGTACCCCAAAGACTACCCGTGGCTGCCGTACCTGTTTAGGTCCATCGACAAGCACGTGACCGGGTTCCGCAAGTTGGTGCTGGTCATCGAGGAGCAAGACCAGCCGCCGGCTGACCTGCCCCCATACGTCGAGGTGAAGCGCTGCCGCAACTACCGCGGCACGTCTTACCCTGGATACTTCGGCCAGTGCATCGAAGGGCTACGGGCGTGGCAGTACAGCGACGCCAGCCGCATCTGGTTCCTCGAAAGCGACTGCGTGTTCACCCGCGACATCGACCTGCTCACCGACAAGGACTACCCCATCCGAAAGCCGCTGCTCCCGTACACGGATTGGGACTTGGTAGGGGATGCGCAGTGCTGGAAGGAACCCGCGCACGAGATACTACGGTGCGAGCCGCCGGCCGAGACGATGCGAAGGCACCCCTTCGTGTACCCGCGACGCCTCATCCGCGAGGTGTGGAGCTTCGTCGGGTGCGAGGCTAGGCTGCTCACGTTTCCGAAATTCTCTCAATTCAACGTCCTGGGTAACTTCGCCTTGATTAAACGACCTGAACAATTCACCCCAGTCGAGACATCTCTTGGTACAGTCCCATTACCTGACGACGTGAATGCTTCACAAGACTCGGACGACTTACCCCCGCCGTGTATCAAACAGTGGTGGTCACATCACACACCGGAGCATCCGGACGTGCAAGCGGCGCTGAAAGAAATGGGGTTGGCATGACCACTGAAGATCTCGAAGCTATGGTTGATCAACGTAAGGAAATCATGCGAGAGGAAGCGCGCAACCGTTCGGGACATACGGGCGCGCTCGATGTGCTTTTGGACCACATTGCAAGGCTTGAGGTCGCGGTGCAATCGGCGCTGGACGAAATAGGGTTGCTGTGAACCAGCTTCTTGGGTTCATTCGCAACTTCGACGGTTGCGAGTTCGACGTTCCGACGATCCAAACAGTTGCTTTGTGGATGTGGTTCTCGGAACGAGCTCATGAGGCTGGATTCACGCACATGGGACGCGGATGCGCACGGCGCGCAAACATGCTAGCGAGAGGAATCGAGCCATGAAAACCTGCGTCTGCATCACGACGATAAACGCCCCAACCGACTCCGTGCGCGCGTGGGCAAAGCTGTACCCTGGCGACGTTAACCTGATCGTCGTGGGGGATGCCAAAACGCCGCTCATCTGGCAGTGCGCTGGCGCGTCCTACGTCATGCCCTACCAAATGCCATTGTCACCGATCCACTTCGGTTCGCTCGAAGACTTGATCGGCCCTAACAAGTACCAACGAAAAATGCTTGGCTACGTCGAAGCCGCACGCCAGGGCGCCGAGGTCATCATCGACACGGACGACGATAACGAGCCTCTTGGCGTCAACGTGCCATCGTTCAAACACTATGGAGCCATTACGCGCGGGTCAGGATGGTGCAATCCATATGCGCTCTACGAGTCGACCGATGACACTGACATTGTCCATCCTTGGCCTCGCGGCCTTCCTCTCTCAAGCGCATCAACCGCACCGGACTTCGCCGGGAACTCGGGATCGTGCGACATAGGAATCTGGCAGGGGCTTGCCGATGGTGACCCGGACGTCGATGCCATATGGAGAATGATTTGCGGAGAACCGATAAAGTTTGATTTGGAATTCAATCTAGCTCTCAGTGCCGGCACCCTCGCCCCCATCAACTCACAAGCCACGCTCATTCGCCGCGAGTGCTTCCCGCTGCTCTACCTGCCATGCACCGTCTCGATGCGGGTATGCGACATCCTGCGCGGCTACGTGGCCCAGCCCGTGATGTGGGCGGCGGGCTATCGACTCGGGTTCTGCGGCCCCATCGTGCGACAGCAGCGCAACCCGCACGACCTGATGGACGACTTCAGGCAGGAGCTGCCGCTCTATCTCGGGATGGGCGAGGCCGTGATCGAAAAGGTGTGCGCGGTCGTGAAGCCGGAAGCCAGCATGGTCGACAACCTTCGCGCGGCGTACCGTGCTATCGTCGGCGTGCATGGGATTGGCGACGAGTCGGCGACGCTCGAAGAATGGCTGGAGGCTATCACATGAAGCTCGACCCAACGAAGACCACACACGAAATAGTCACGCTCCTGTGCGCAAAGTGCCGGCAAACGTGGAACGCCGACCAGTGGGCCAGTAAGCCATTGGACGTCGAACTCGAAGAGGTCGAGCACGCGATGGGCGGGTGCAATGGCAGCGTATCCGTGCTGCGCGTCCATCGCCACGTGTTCAACGGCCAGGTTCACTGCAAGTGCATGATCAAGCCTGAACCGATGCCGCCGATGCTTCCGCCTATACCGACGAGAATGGTTTTAGGATAGAAAGCGGCTACTCTCCCTCTTCGGTGATCGCGCCATTCTCTGGCTTGACCAAGTCGGTCGCCGGCTCCTTCGTGTCTCCTGGATAGAGCGCATCTTCAGTTTCGTCCAAGACGAAACCGTTCCGTTCCATGTCCTTGCGACTGACCCACTTATAGGAATCCATCACAGCTCCTCTCGGCGATAGCCGATGTCGCACAGTTTTGACACTCGCGCCCACAACTCATGATGATGGCTTGCGTTCGCCTCGTTCGCAGTCATCTTACCCTTTGCGATTTCTCGCGAGAATTCATTCCTAAGTTTTGAATCTATCTCTTGCACCAATGGTGCCGTAAGCGGTGACCACCCATCGCGTGGGCGGTTGAAAGAATACACGTAAGCTTTACCGTCAACTGGGCTCCTTCCCACCGCCCGCAATGACATGACATTGGCCTCGACGGCTACGTTTAGGTCTGCGGTTGACAGCGTGTTCCCAGAAGGATGGTTGTGTGTGTAGTGGTTGTCCTTCAATTGCGCTACCTGCTCAGGAAGGAGGGCGACGTAATTAGGCCCTCCATGCACTGTGAAGATAGGCGACCCATCATTGCCTATCGCTGACCCAATTTCATAGTTCTTATCTACATTGTCTGACTCTGGAAAATACAAAGAGTTCAGCGCATCCTCCGATGGTTTCCCAGCTGTGCTTTCATATTGCGGCCCGCTACTTTTGGAGCCCGCGCTACTTGCGCCACCGCCCTCTCCCCACTTGCCGTCAGCATCACGCGGCTGGTCGGGGTTGAACGAATCGGCCGTGATCGCGCCCTTCTTGCCCGCCTCGGTTTCGATCTCTTCCTTCGCGTCCTCTTCGTCCGGCGCGGGTTCTTCCTTCGCCGGCTTCGTGCCACCGCCGTTGTCTGGCGGCTCGCTACCGTCGTCTTCAGGCGGTGGCGGCGCGAGCTTGGCCAGGTCGACATCTTCCTGGGTCATTACGCTGTAGACGCTGTCCTCTTTGAGCTGGGCGGCGACGAGGCCGGCCGTGATGACGCCATCCTTGAGTCGAGCCGCGTCCGCGTTGGCGCGATTCAGGTTGATCGTGCTCTTCTCGATTTCGCTGGCACTGCGGAATGCCTTGTAGTCGATGTCGAAGCCTTCGGGCAAGTCGCCAAACTCGTTCCGCGCGATCACTTCGTACAGCGCAAGCTGGCGCGGCTTGAGGTAGTTCAGGCGCTCGGCCGCGAGGTCGTCGAAGTAGTTCCCGACGCTTGATTCTCCCGAGGCGTTAAGGCCCGCCGGCTGGTTGTCGAAGAGAACACTGCTTGGGTAGCTCGCCCCGGCCCCCGTTTCCATCATGGCCTTTTCCCAGATCTTATCGAGGTTGCCGAAGTTGTATGTCTGCTGCTCCGTTCTCTCGTTCACCATATCGTAGACCCGCACGTTGTACATGCTGGCCATGCGATGGGTGGCAGCGAACCTGTCGGCCATTCCCTTGCGACCCTCGGCAGTCGATGCGAGCTTGGCCGCGTCCTTGGCGTAGACGATGTCCTGGCGGGCCTTGGGAACGAGCGAGGAAATCGCCCCCGTCAGCATGTCGTACTGCTTGAGGGTATCGATCACGACTTGCAAGACGCTGTCGTGCCAGCACGCATTCGCGCGCCAGGTCCACCAGTCGACTATGTCGCCGTCGAAACGTAGCACGCGGGTCCAGTGAACGCGCTGCCCCGCCATCCCGCCATCGGCTGATAGCACGTAGAATTCCGGCTTGCCGCGGTTCGGACTTTCGTTGTCGTTGTCGAGCTGGCCGTCGTGGTTCGCGCGCCAACGGTCCCACACGCGGAGCGAGTTGAGCGAGCCTTTCTTGATGCTCGAATAGTCGACCATGCCGTCTTTGATGGGCAACGGTTCTTCGAGCAGCTGGCCCTTCACATCGATCACGATGATCGAGCCGCCGAACTCACGCGCCCACGCCATCCCCTCGATCAGCTTGTTGTCGGCGTCCCATCGGCGAGTTATGGACTTGCGTAGCCGGTCCCCGCTTGTTTCGGTCGCGCCCTTGGCCTTGTCGCCCATGCCCTCGAAGATCAGGTTGTAGCCAGGCCTCATCATGTCGCGCGGCCGCTTCCACACGATCTTTCGCGCCAGCCACGAAGCGCGGCACATGTTGCTGATGGTCTGCCAGTCAGTGGTAGACGCGAACAGGTAGCGCGTCGCCGTAGCCAGGTCGTTCGAGCCGCCCTGACCGCTCATCCAGTTGGCTACGGCATCGAATGCGGTAGGAGATAGCGGCCCACGTCCGTCTGCCACCTGGCGCTTGATCTCGTCAACTCCGAGCATGCGGGAAGGCCCATACCTGCGCGCATATGCCTCATCATCTGCATACTCGGCATCGAGCACGGGCTCGGCTGGCGTGGTCGGTGCGGCGGGTTTGCGTCGTTTGAAGAAATCCCAAAAGCCCATGGTGTCTCCTACATGTAGTATTGGAAAGAGTTGCCGCCAGCATTCTGGATCATCGGGTCTAAAGCGTATCGCAAGGCGTCCCAGCAATGGTTGTGCTTGTCAACTATTTCCGGCATAACGTCGCCTGAAAGCTTGTCCGTCTTGTACGAATAAAGCCTCGCTTCTTCCGCCATGTGCTTGCAGCGCGGGTGAATCACGATCTTCTCGAATCCGCGCAGGAACGTGACCCCGTCCTTCACGCTGCCTGACCACTTGTCGCACGGGACGACGTCGAAGCCCTTGCCGCTCACGTGGTTGATCGTTTCTGGGCGGGAATTGTCACCCCTAATCGTGTGTTCTCGTGAGCCTGGAACCAGGTCGAACAGCGCGGGTATCGAGTCTAGCTCGCACCCCAAAGCGTGAGCCTCGTTCTCGACGTATAGTGACCCGCCAAATATCCAAGCTTTCACGAGTACCGTAGGGTCGGCAGCGAAACCCCAGTCTGCGCCGAAGTATGGGCCATGCCAATTCTGTCCAGGGTCGAGCCTTCCGGTAACCGGCGCAAAATCGTCAATGACCCACTTCCCGTTGAACACCTGCGCGTCGCTGCGGGTCCACGTGCCGCCCTCCCAGACGTGCTGGTAGGCGTCCGGGTCGACGCGGCGAAGGTGCTCAAGTTCGGCGCGCAGCACGTTGGGAAGCACGTCCTTGATGTCTCTCCAACTCACCTGCACAGATTTCGTACGCTCGTCATCGTAGAGAGGCTGACCCGGAACAAATCGCTTGTAGGTTGGATCTTCGATCTGGTTGGGGTTGAACGTTACCCAAATCTCGGACCCTGGCGCACGAATAGACGGGACGAGTTTTGACCATGATTCCTCGCTGACCGTGTCGGCCTCTTCCACCCAGCAAATCCCGATGCTGGTCAGAGATTTGAGCGAGCTGACGTTGTGATGAAGCCCCGCGAACATGAACAGGCTTCCGGTTGCCAGACATTCGATTTCGTCGCGTCTGCACTGAAAGAGATGGTCGAGTCCCATCCCCTCGATTTGTTCAACGAGTTGCTGGCGCGATGATTCGCGAATCGATGTCTGGAATTCGCGAGCGCACAAGATGCGGATCCTGACTTGGGTTGCAAGCAGGATTAGCGCCTGCGCGACCGCGAAGCTCTTGCCGCTGCCGCGACCCCCATACGCCACTTTGTAGCGGTAGAACTTCGTCGGCTGGCCAAAGCAATCAAATCGCGACTCGGGGAAGTCGCCGCGAGTATCAAAGAAAAACCGCATGGCGCGAGGTATCGCAACCTTCGCCGTCGGGATGGCCTCGCCGGGTAGAGCGTCGCTATTTTCCTGAAGTTCCATCGTCCTCTGGCGGGCGAAGGAATTCGAAGCGCACCAGCGCCGGACGAAGGCTGCCATCTTCACTCGACAGGTCAACCTGCTGGCGCGCCTTGCCCGCGAATTGCTCAAGCAGCGTTTTCCCTGCGGCCTGGGCTCCTGGTCCACCGGCGTAAGTTTCGCGCGCGAGTGCCAGAACTACGTTGCGAATACGAGTCTCTCCGGGTTGCGGGGCCTTGGGGTCATCCTCCTTTTCGGCTAGGATGTCGGCTACCAACTCCTGACGCGCTCGATGCCCGTTCTTGCCCGTGGGATTTCGCGACGGCTCGCCCTTGACCGCTGGCCGCAGTCCCGCTAGCTGGCGCTCCCTGCCTGACAATACTGCGGCATTACCCGGATTTGTTTCGTCGTCCTGTGCCACTGCCACAGATTACGCACCCAAACCGCGCGATTTGTCAAGAGGTTACGCGTGGGATAGCCCATTACGTGGACGATTCGCGTTACTTCTCGCAAAAGGCGAAGTGCTGCCCGTCTGCGTCTATCGTCCAATACGTGAGGGATTCGTTTCGTAGGCGCGGGGAGATCTGAGTATTCAGATCCAGGTAGGCTCTATTTCCCAGACTGCGGGAGGGCTCTCGGCTCTGCCCCCGCGTCGCTGGTATGACGTGCCCCCGGCCTTGGGAGATCGCAGCCTCGCGCCTGGTCGCCACGATCGCCGCCGTTCGCCATCTCTGGCTCGCACTCGCAAAACGTTGCCCGCTTCCGTCGTGTGGGCCGATTGCTTTCCTGTGCCGAATTCATTGGGACCATGTCAGGGTGTCACTTCTCAGGCCGTGAGGCAAGCTGCGCGATCTCATCCTTCGTGAACACCTTCACGGGACCGCCGTGGGAACGATTGCCCTTGTACTTAGCGTCGCGCGGGTCGTCACGCGTTACCCCATCCCCAGCAGCTTGCGCAGCTCCGCCAACTCTGCGACTTGTCTCGGGTCGCTCGCCATGACCGACCACCCGGTGATGTAGCCATGCTTGGCCAACTCCCTGACCCGCGCCAACTCCAGCGCCGCCTTCCCGCCCTCCGCCAACTTCGCACAAATCGCGTTAACATCGGCCGGCGCATTCGGCCGCCACGTTCCTGCCGCGGTATCGATGGAGTGGAGCTTGACTTGGGCCTCGTCGCGCTCCAGCTCTCCACGCCTGGCTGCGAATTGACGGCGCTCGTCGGCAAGCTGGCTCTCCAGAGCCGCAATCCGCGCCTTGTCTGTTGCCCGCTCCCGCGCGTCCACTTCGGCCTGGCGGGCGAGGTGTTCCTTTGCGAGGGCTGCGAAAATATCTTGGCGGGCGCGTGACTGCGCAACTTTTAGCTCGTTAGGATTGATGGGGAGCGTGTCAGTGGACGAGACGGCCTGACACCACTTGTCCAGGTTCTCCGTCGTGATCTCGGGCGAGGCGATGGGTGGCTGGGAATTCACCTTTGCACAGTCACCTTGCATGAACTTAGGGTCCCGACAATGCAGCGCTGCGAGGCGCGTGGAATACTCGCGCACAGCTTCGTCGGCAGCATTGCAATCCGCATGCAGGTTGCACTTCGCGTGCCATTCCACAACCGGCGTTGCTGCTTTTTCGGGCGACACAACGGCGGGTAGTCGCTCCTCTATGTCGGCCAAGACAACGGCGAGTTCATCCGCCAGCGCGTGCACGGGCTCCTTACCAGAATCAAATGAACCGACCCATGGCAGGACTTTGCGCAGCCTGGCCTTGATTTCTTCTCTTTTCGTCATGGTTTCCCTTTCCGTGTTTCGATCTGCCGCTTCACTTCGAGTCGCGCAATTGCATAGTTTTCCAGCATACACAACGCCATCCCGGCCAGTACGAGAGCAATCGTGCCTACCCCCACTATCACAACGATGTGCTTGTCCGCGAATTCCCAGAAGCTCATGTCTGTTTCCTTCCTTTCCTCGCCGGCAGCACGATGCCCGCGGTGTTGAGCAGTCCAACCAACTCGGCAGCGGACGGCCAGCAAATCAAACCGGCGACTCGGTAGGCGACTCGTCCGCAAAACGCCTCACTGTCGTCCACCTTCCACCGATTCTTCGCGGGCCGCTTGCGGGACGTCGTCTCCATGCTAGCCGCCTTTCTGTGCGTCTCGAAATTCCCTGATCACTCGCTGCGAATCGTCCCAGAAACTCCAACGGCAAACACCACACGGTCCCCACGCGCTGGACACTGCCGGCCGCAGCTTACACGACGGGCACGGGTCGCCAGCTCCAGAGCGCAGCCACAAGAACCACAGGAGGTGGAAGAGCGCTTCGCGGCGCTTGCCTGTCGGCGTTCGCGGGCGCCCCACAGGCCAGCACAGTGGGTTAGATTCAATCATGCCTATCCGGTTGACGCCCAATCGACACGAAACGGGTTGAAATGCGTCCGAAGCTCATCCTCTGACACCAAGATTCGCGCCTCGCTGTACATCAACTCTGGCTCACACGCTTCTGGCATGTAGACCACACCGGGTTTACCTTGCCCCATGATGTGCCCGAATTCCCACGAGGCCGAACGGCCAGACGGCAACACCAGCAACCCAACGTCGCACCAGCGGACAGCGCCAATGTCGAGGCCGTACCCGCCCTTGGCTACTGGATGTTCCAGGGCTTTCCTGTACGCGTCCGGAGTCCAGCTTTGCCAATCTTGGTCAATTGCTGACCATGCAAAACCCGTGTTGCCTGGTGCTGGATGCCTGAAATCATACACGTCGTGCCCGAGGTGTCGCAGCAGTCGCACAACCGATTGCTGGTAGGCGTTCCGCCAGGACGATGCTACGTAGATTCTCATTTCGACCTCTTGTTGATGATGTCTTGTACCAAAAACGCATGCATCAGAACTCCGACGCCGAAGCCCGCAATGAACGCGAGACTTGCGATTTCATACATATTGTTCTCCTGTCGAGTTTGTGGTGTGCGTGAACCGGATAAGCTTAGATTCAATCACGTCCACTTCCTCCCGTCGTGAATGACCGATTCCCCGCGCCGGTAGATGGCATCTCCGGTGAGGCATCCGTTGCACGGCATCCGCAGCCCGCATCGGCACCGCGCGACTTCGCGCTTATCGGGAGCCGGGTTGGCAGCGTTCCAGCGCGCGACCGCCTCCCACGGCTCGCTTGCCGAGCGGGTCGCGCACAGCGAAGGGCACGTGAGCACGAATCTCGTCGCGCCCGTTACCGGGTGGGGAAGCTTGGTCATTGTCGCGTCGGCGTGGCACGTCTGGCACTGGCAGATGCGCGGGAGGCTCATGGGGTCCTCGCCTTCTCGGAGGTCTCCGACTCACTCGCTAGCACGTCCAATATTTCGTCGAGGTACTGGCGCTCCGGTGGTCCTGCCATTCCATCACCAACCTGGGCATATGGCTCATTCACCCATCGGGCGATGATGTCTGAAATAGCTCGCAGTCGTTCATTGTTGTTCATGGTCTTTCCTCCAGAATGCTGACGATGTCGGCGATCTGCTGCTCTCGTTCTTTCTTCCGGGCGGCGTAGGCGGCGTCGGCTCCGGCGACGGCTCCGGCGACGGCTCCGGCTACGGCTCCGGCTACGGCTACGGCGACGGCGACGGCTACGGCTCCGGCTACGGCTCCGGCTACGGCTCCGGCGACGGCGACGGCTACGGCTCCGGCTACGGCTCCGGCTACGGCTCCGGCTACGGCTCCGGCTACGGCTCCGGCTACGGCTCCGGCTCCGGCTCCGGCGGCGGCGGCGTAGGCGTAGGCGGCGGCGTCGGCGGCGGAGGCGGCGCGGATCTTTTCGATCTCAGACCTGGACACCTTTTCTCCGCTGGCCAGACGTCGCAGCAACGGGACCACAGCAAGGCTTCGCGGGTCGGGCGTCTTGGCCCGCGACAGGGCGCGTTCCACCGTGCGCGCTGCCCACTCCCACAGCGCAGAATCGGCGAGCACGCCCTCTCGCGTGAGCACCCAAATCCGATCTTGCTCTGGGATTTTCAAGCGCGCCACTTGCAGAGCTGTCGACCCTTTGGCCGGCACCAACGCGTTGACCTTCGCCTCACCACCATCCTCATTGTAATAGCAGGCATGGTGCCTCTTCAAAAACTCTCTGGTTACGACGTTTTCCACGCTTCACCCCTTCCCCTTCTTCGTCGCCGCACGAATCAGGCCGCGCACCCACTCCATGAGCGATTTACCCTTGGCCGCCGTGACGGCCGACGCTTCCAAGTCCTTGTCGAGATACAGATTGTGTTGTCCCATGGAAAGGAACCTAGCATATATCTATACCGATATGCAAGAAACTATTTCGCGAGCTTCGTCGTTGCAGCGAATCCAGCCGCCTGCGCAGCCGCGAAGCTGGCGCCCGATGAAGTCGCGGCTTTCATATTCTGTCGTTCCGCTGTGATTTGTTCTCCAGCCGCGCCCACTTGCCTGCCGGGTTTTCTCTCGGTTCGTATCCGTCGGTCAAGAGGAGCGCGCACACGTGGCCGTAGACGCTGAAACTGTTCTTGCCCACGACATGCACGCGGGCCTCCTCACCGCTTGGTAGGAGAACCAGAGGATCGCCCTTGCGCAACTTGGTCACGTTTCACCCTTGGCCAACTTCGACAAAAAGATCGGCGGTCCATCTTCACCGCGGCGAAGTCCACGAAGGTCGACGAGTCGCCCGCGCCAGTCGTAACCGAATCCTTCGGGCGCCAGTGCGCGGGATGGTTTGGGTTCTTCATGCTGTTCGAGTTGTTCGATCATGTGGTTGGCTTTCTGCGAAGGCTCGCGTTTCCACAGGCGAAGAAGCGCCCGCCCTCGCGGATTCGGTCAACGATGCGCTCGCCATAGCGGGCAGAAAATCCAGCCGCGTCGAGGTTCGTTGTGAGTATGGTCGCGCGTGATCCGGCCTGGCGCTCGTTGATTAGTTCGTCGAGCAACGAAGCATAGAATCCGCCCTTATCCAGGTACTCCCCGCCGAGGTCGTCGATCACGAGTTTGCCAACCTTGAGGAGTTTTGCCATCTCCTCCTCGTCGTAGCGTTCCCACCTGGCTAGCTTCGCTGCCGTCACCCACACGATGGGGCGTCCCTTGAATGCGTTTCCATTGGATCCCTGCATTCCTCCTCGGTTCTCGGCGTAGAACCACATTGAAGAATCTCTAATTTCGGCAGTTGCCCAAAGGGCGGATGCAACTGTCTTTCCACATCCCGGAGCTCCTGAAAGAACAAGCATATCCGTGGCCCCGTCGGCAGCCCTGTTTGCTTCGGTATCTTCGACGTGTGATGACAGCGCTACAGTTGCGGCACGCTCCGGAATTCCGAATTTCTTTGCCTTGCTGATCTTGTCAGATTCCAGATCGTCAGCCGCACGCGCCCTACTGGCTGCATCCTCTGCCTTCTCCCTGACAACCTTCGCCTTGTATTCGTCGGACTCGAAATATTCGTCCAAGTTACTCAAAGGTCTACCTCTCCGGTTTTGTCACTGTGCTTGAAGTCTTCGGCTCGGGTGTGGCCCACCCGCAAGCTCCGCTGCGCGACTGGCGAATGCGTTAACCCGTTCCCTCCGCGGTCCTGCTGCCTGCTCATCCACCCGAGCAGGAACTTCGCCATGCCTCGGGCTGTCTTGCGCTTGGTCGGATTGGCGTTGACCCACGCGAGGGCCTTCCTGGCTTCTGCCATCACGTCCACGCAGGGGTACGCCGCTGCCCATTCAGCCCGGTAGCATTCCGTCATCCCCCACGCATCAGGTTTTCCAGAGCATGGGAAAGTCACCAGCGCGGGAGCTGGCTCGGCAGGCTCCGCGCATATGGTGATCTCTGGCTTGGATTGGATTGGCTTAGAAGGCACGGGATCGGCACGGTACGGAGTGACATCACGTGACGGCTCGTGACTGTCCGTGACTTCTCGTGACTCTTGCGTAACGTCTCGTGACTGCTCTGTCACGTTTTGTGACAAAGCGGCCACTCTGTCGCGTTCTCGCTTGTCGCGTTGTCTCCCGACATCGCTCTTGCTGCACTCCTGAGCATCCATGAAATTCTTGCAAACAAGGCATGTCCCTTGTGCCTCAAGAACACCGTCATCAAGCAGGATCGCAAGCGCTCGCTCGGTCACGTCAAAAGGCATCGCAACCAAGGCGGCTAACCCCCTGTGGCCTGACTTCCCCATTTGGAGTATCCCGGCCCTGTCCATCTTGCGAAACACTTCCCAGAGCAGCGCGCGCGCCTCCCACCCCATGGCCGCCAGGTCGGGCGTGTCCCTGGTGTAGATGCGCACGTAGCGCTCGTCAGACCAACGCATGGCTACCGATTGGCCTCCGCGATCTTCCGCTTCGCCTTGAACGATCCCGTCTCAAGCCATGATTGCAGGTGGTCGATCAGTGCCTTAACCTGCCTTCTGTCGAGATGGGCGCGGGTGTTCATAGAGACTTGTGGCGGAATGGGATATGGAACCCACCCAGCCATTTCTGACGTGGAAACGCCAACCGATGCGGCCTCTCTTGCCATCACTTTGGGCTGTGCATCCGCAGTCCCGAGCCACACGGCAGAGGTTCCAGGTTGAGCGAATTCTGCCAACGACGACATCTGCAAGGAACACGGAACGCCGTAACGGTCCCTGAATTCAATGATCTCAAAACCGCGATTCGTTCGACCGACTTTACCTAGCTTCATGGATCAACCTCCCAAATCGTCTGCGCACACAGCACCCCGGTAGAAATTGCGAGTCGCCACAAGGGGAGGGGCGCAGACGGTTTCGATGGTTCATCATTTGACGACTCGCAATTGCGATAGTTGCACAGTTCGCCAGCCCGACGCAAGCGGAATTATCGGGGCGCGCGGGGCGAGCATTTCGGGCACCTATCGTCATTGACCACGTCTCCGTCTTCGTCCCACGTGCGCAGCCGATACCATCCTGGCGCTGGCTTGCCAGTCCCGTAACGTTCGAGAAACCACCGCGCGAGCATGCCAGATTTGTTTTCGCACGACTTGACAGCTCCGCATCCGTCACACACCACGCGAGGGCCACCTGACTCGCAACCAAGAACATCGGCGGACCTCGGCCCTATGCCGGCGCGGTAGCTCACGCTGCCAGCCTCAGCACGGCGAGCTTGGCGCCGCGGTAGAACTCGCGGAACCATCGCCACACGGCGGACTGGTGGCGGGCCTTGCGATCTCGCGCGACCATCACGACGGTCGAGCGCCCTTCTTGGCGGAAAAATCGACCCGAACCGTTTGTACGTGGTCATCCACGAGTTCATCGAATTCTTGGCGATGGCGATTGACCAACATAGCTATGGCTGCCAGCTCGTCGTTGACATTCGGATGGGCGTCCCCATTCCTGTGCATCCTGCTCCACTGCATCTCCCGCTCAAGCGGAGAATCTTTGTAGCACGCTTCTCCGAAGTGTCGGCGAGCTGTGTTCCAACACGTCATACATGTCGAATATGAAGCCCGCTGTTTTCCTTCTCGGTTAACTTTCGCCACGAACTCATCGACCGTGATCGTCGGATGATCCTTAGCAGTCAGACCGCATTCTGTGAGTTTTGCCGGACGCCATGGAAGCGGGGCACGCAATACATGGGTAATTGGATCACTCATCGTTCACACCTCATCGGATTCAATTGTAAGCGCCGATCATCTGGCCCAGGGCCGGCACTAGTCACGGCTTCCGCGCGGTTGGCACCTCGGCCGCTTGCGCAGTCGGCTCCATCGCTGCCGTGGTGGGATGGCCCCACGCCAAGTTTTTCCATCACTCGCCCCACTCCGCAATCACCGCCGACTTTTCTGCATGCAGCCTAGCCTTGAACGCCTTCCGCGCGCGGGCATGGTCAGGCGCTGGCTCGTGCCCCGTACGCTTGCCAGCCGCGAGTTTGCGCTGGCAGCCATCGCAGTCAGCCGCGAACGTCAGCACGTCGCCGATGCCAACGCCGACTTTGCATTGGCTGCACAGGTGGGCTTGCAGGCCGCGCGCGGGGCGGCTGAGCTTCGTGGCGGTCATCTTGTCATCCATGATAGTCCTCGCAATCGCAACATGTGCAGTTCACGGGATGTTCCTCGTCGCCAAGGTCTTCGTCGACGTCGTCGTCGAAAAGCGGGAACGGTCGATACGCCGGTTCGTCGTCTGGGTAATCGGCCAACACCTCGCGCATGAACTCGCGCAGTGGGTAGTTGAGGCCCAGCGCCACCCGCGTTCCGTCATTTGCCGTGATTTCTAGCTTCCACTCAGTGAGTGGGTTTGGGGACGTGTCCTTGCAGATGCGGATGGAGCCGTCGAGGAGTTGGGTGGTGGCCATGGCTACAGCTTCCCCTTCTTCCCCAGCTTCGCGCCGACGCGCAGTCCGCCGCCTGGCCCGATGGGGCTTGGCTTGTTGATCGCCATGGCTTCGGGCCTGAACGTCGCTACGAAGCACGGGTAGTAATCACCGACGTTGCGCGTCCCCGCCTTGATGATGATTTCTCCGGTATTCGCGTCGACCAGTTCGAGCACGTCATCATCCTCGCCGCATTCTCCCTTGGTTCGATGGCGACCAATCACGCGGGCAGCAGTAAAGACGTTGGTCATGGTTGACGATTCCGCCGTCTTGAGTTCGCGCATGCTGCTGCGAAACCCGTCGTCTGGGTCTTCAATGGCCACGTAGACGATGCCATCAAGCCGAAAACGAATGCAGTTGCAGTCCTGCATTTCGTCGCAATAGTCCTTAATTTTTTCGGTCAAGAAATCCACCGCGTCGAGTTTGTGCTGTCCTACCAAATCCTTGAGTTCCATCACTTCACGCCCTTTCGTTGAATCGCCCGCGCCTCGTCGACCCGCGCCTTGCACGTGGATGCCTTCGCGTCGTTACAGAGAATCGCCGTCTGCCAGTCGCACGACGCGCACGCCAGAGTGGCCTTGGCGAGCCATTCGGTCAACTCTTCTGCCTTAAAAGCGTCACATGGAGCACACTCAATCATTGCCACCGCCCCACGCAGCATTTCGCGCAGCTCTCTGTCGTCTTCCCGCACAAGCCTGTCAAGCAACAAGCGGCTTTCTTCGCTCATGCCTACATAGGGCAGGTTTCTATCGAATCGCTTTCCCATCGTCTACGGTCCCTTCTTGGCGAATCCGTCCAGCGGGAACCCCAGTTTCGAGCCTGGCCGCCGCTCAGTCGCGACGTGATCCTTCAGTTCCCAATCGGGCCGCACGCGTTTCGCTGCAATGGGCGCGGCCCTGTTTAGACTCGTTGTTGCTGTTGTGGCACCCCCTGTCTTCGGGCGTCTCGCTCGATGGCCGTATCTATGGTCGACGTCTCGAATTACTCCTAACTGATCCGTAGCCGGAGCCGTAGCCGGAGCCGTAGCCGTCGCCGTAGCCGGAGCCGTAGCCGTCGCCGGAGCCGGAGCCGGAGCCGTAGCCGGAGCCGTAGCCGGAGCCGTAGCCGGAGCCGTAGCCGGAGCCGTAGCCGGAGCCGTAGCCGTCGCCGTCGCCGTAGCCGTAGCCGGAGCCGTAGCCGTCGCCGGAGCCGGAGCCGGAGCCGGAGCCGTAGCCGGAGCCGTCGCCGGAGCCGTCGCCGGAGCCGGAGCCGTCGCCGTAGCCGTAGCCGACTGGGATCACTTTAATCCCCAATTATCCGAAACTGGCAAACGGAACAATTCAGCGTCGGACGGAAGATCCACCCGCGTGCTCATTTTGCGGATGTCGGCCTTCGATGCTACCGGATCAGCCACGACAGCCGCGAATCCGACGGACTCCCATCGGAACACCCACACGGCGCGATCAAGATAAACCCGTCCGTCCTCATCCGTGACGTCGCCCGCGAAAATCCAGCCTCGGTCAACTACGACCACGGCCCGTCGGCCAGTGACTACCGATGCTGCCTTGACGTATGTCTCCCCGTTCACAACGATCTCATTTTCCATTCGCGTCCCTTTCTCAATTGGTTGAACTATCTCGAAAAACTTCCGGCCATTTGGGACAGGACCGACGCTGCTGATTGTCCGACTATGACGGACTCCCAACCGCTGTTCGGCAGCGGCTACCGTTCGCCCGGTGTGGGCGAAAACCAGAAACGAATTTAGAAAGGGACCTCTTCTGAGTCATCAGGCGGCGTCGGTTCGTCGTTTGCAGTTGCAGGTTGAGCCGCGCTCTTCTCGGCCTTTTTCCCTTCAACCGGCTTGACCTGTGCAACCCTGCTCTTCATGGTGGCCGCAAACCTACGCAGGTCGTCTGACCCCATCGGATTAGCAAGCTTGATACCGCTGGAAGCTGCATTAACCCACGCGATCCGCATGGTAGTCTTGCCTTCCCACGTGTTCGGCTCAACGACGATAGACACCTCCTGATCTAACGTCTGTGATTCGATTTGATAGAGGTCATCGCCCTTGAATCCGCAGCAGCGAAGAGCTTCGACGGTCTTGTTCCAAGTCTTGTCAGTGAAGTAGCCAAACCACGTCAGCTTGCTACCCATTGCCGGGCCTTCAATGATTTCGAATTGTACAGCCACTTGCTTCTTTGGCTCCTTACCATCCCCACCCTTGGTCAAGCCAAACTGTGCATAGATGGTTTTCCCGTTTGCCTCCACCGGCACGGCCGCGGCCTTGTAGGTTCCTGCATTCACGTTAGACATTGGTCACACTTTCCTTTCCCTCTTTCGGATTCCTCTTTTTGAGCGCGTTCAGATACCTTCCGAGCGCTCCCTTGTTGTTGTCCGCGACAGCCTTGGCCACCTCGGCATTCACCTTTGTTGACAGTTCCGCATCGTCCAGGCGCTTCAGCTCGATAGCGATGGCGTCGGCCAGGGTTACGGGCGTCTCGGCGTCGCTCTTCGCAACAGCCGCCGCAAGCGGCGCCCACGGATGGGCCGGGTCAAGCTCTACTTCCGGGTCAAGCGCCAGCCTCGTCTTCGCGTCGTAGGTTGCCGTCCTGACCAGCTTGAGCAAGCGTCGCCCCGTGCTGTAGCCCTTGGCTTTCGCGTCCGGGTCAAGCTTGGAACCGCCTTCCTCGAAACACGCGAAGCCCGTGGTATCGGCCCACTCACGCAAGAATCCGCCCGCCTTCTCGTTGATGCGCAGGCTGTAGCGGTCATAGTCGTCTCCCTCAGGATTCTTGAAGGTTCGGATTTGAGCGTGAGCCAAGATGACAATGGTCATTCCTCGCTGCGTGCGCAGAAGGTCCAGCCGGCGGCATAGTTCGCGCCACTCATCAACCGCGAGCTGATACCCTTTGCCGTAACCAAACTCCTCGATGCTGTGGAACTTCTTCCCGTTCTTATTGAGGGCCGATGGCACAGACTCCCGATCGAGTATGTGCTTCCACATGAGAGCTTCCAAGCGGTCGGCAGTGTCGAGCACAGCCGTCTTGAATTCGTGCGGATTCGTCGCCAGGTCGTCAAGCCCTGCCGTAACCTCAGCATAGGACAACGGAACGTGTCCTCCAGGGCCTTCGCGGAATGGATAGCGAGCAACATCTAGCCCGGCGCTACCGTCGTCAATGTCCATGAAGATAGGATTGTCAGAATCAGCGGCCAGGCTGCTCTTGCCGATTCCCTCTGGTCCATAGATGACGTATCTATACGCCACTGCCAGCTTACCCTTTTTCACTTTGTCGAGCATCGTTCCCATCGTGTAGCCTCTTTCGCTAGTTGCCGTTATTGGACAGGTCTAGTTCCGGGTGCAAGTTGTCCAGTTTCTTGAACCGGGTTTCGTCGTCAAGTGAGCCGCATCCCGAACACACTTCGTGAAATTCGCAGACGCGGCCATAGAGAAAACAGTTGCCGGGGTTTCGAGGTGAGCGTCCAAGCCGCTCCTCGTCTCGAATCATGAGGGCGGTCGCATGTACGTCCTTTTGTGATTCGGCCATCTCGGAATCAGTGCGGATAACTTCAGCGCGGCCAAAATACGAGTCTGGGCATTCTGCCATTTTGGCCGCAATTCGTGAAGAGAATTCAGCTACCGTTTCGTCATTCTCGCGTTGGGCCGCGTACAGTCGGCCGTCCTTAGTGTACTTGCGCTTATCCATTGGCGTAGCGAGCTTTGGACGTTCACCGAACTTTGAAATCACGTCGTAGATGCACCCTTCGGTATCGTGCCCGAGTACCTTCATCCCTTCGTGATACACGCTTACCTGTGGATCCATTCGCAATCGCTGCCAATACGTCGAGCCCGCCGCGAGGTCTTCGCTCGAGGTCTTGTGCTCAATAAACCACACCTTGCCGGTACTACGACGCCTCACAATGGCGTCGAGCTTCCCTGCTACTTCAAGCTCGTGCATTGGGTGGCCAGTGGCCGGGTTGATGATGCGGGTCTTGAATTCAACCTCAACGCCGAGCACCTCAAGATCCGCCATCTCGGTCAGCCATCGGGTATCATAGCCAGTTAACAGCACGGTTGCCTTGGCCATGTCGATAACGTCGCAATCGCCAGGCTTCTCCTGCATGGCCGCGAGTGCAGCGGGAAGGCTTCCGCCCGACTTCCACCACGATTCAAGCCCAGTGTGAATCAACGAGCCGAAAGACAGGTTTTCAGACTTGGCAATGGAGCGAAAGCCCAACTCGTATTTAATCGAGTGCAGACGCCTGCAAGCGTTGAATGAGCGCATGCGCGAAACTGTAATGATGTTTGATTCCATGTTTTCCCCTTCAATTTCTCTGCACTGCCTGCCCGCAATCAATGCCCCTCACCCGGAGCGACTCGGTCAGCGCGCGGCGCTTGTAGTGCGTCGCGAAGCTAAGCCGCGGGTCGGAATCCGGGAGCGCCTCGTATTCCGCCATGCTCATCGACATGATTTCGCCCGTGCGCTGGTCGACCAGGTGCATCGTATCGGCCCAGGCCAGATCGATCAGGGCGGCGGCTAGGCGGGTCATGGCTTGACCTCCAACTTACCGGTGGCCGCGTCGACGACGGTTATGGTCCGCTCTTTCCCTTCGGCTTCGTCGCATGCTCGCAGAATGTCCGCCGCTAGCTCGCGCCCGTCGACCGATGTGACGAAGAATTTCACCACCGCCTGCGTGCATGGGTCGTTCCCGCCGCCGTCTGGATTTTGCGGGTACATCGGCCAGGTGGGCTCGATAGTCACGAATGGGACGCCGTTTTGACCAGGGTGTCCGGTAGCCCTATACGGAGCTGTCACAGGACACCCCACGCGCAGATCGCCAGCACTGCCAGGACCGCGAGCGCCTCTCGCCACAGCTCAAGGGCGGCTTCGGTTTCTCGATTGTCGGCGCCGCAGTGGGAGCATCGGACGTGGGTTTTCCCGCGAGGGCCGAGGGTGTATTTGCGGCACACAGAGCAGTAGTAGCGGTCGGCGTTGGGCGGGATGGGGGTCATGACGTCACCTGGAGCGACAGGAGGGCCGCGGTCTGTGCGGCGAGATAGTCGAGTGCAATTTCGCGCAAACCACGCGCGTGGTCCTCGTCGAACGCCGCGATCTTGGCCCGCTCGTCATCGTCGAGCGCGGCCTGACTCTCCTTGATCGCCGCGTCCAGGTAGCTCTCGACCTTGACCACGCGCCCCTCTGTCCTCGCCTCGGTCAGGCACGCCGCGCACATGTCGCGGCAATGCGCCGTCTCGGGCGCGCCCTCGGTGGTAACCCACGCGCGCGCCACTACTGGCTCGTCGCCGCCGCACACCCAGCACGTGCGGGCGCACTCGGGGCAGAGCATTTTGCCGGCGACTTCCTCTAGCTCGGACGCGCTGAACTCTTCGCCACACGCCGAGCAGTCGGCCTCGGTCGGCTCGTAGCGGTCGCGCCGCTGGGCCGCATCCTCGCGGGCCTCGTAGACATCGCCAAGGCCGCTCACAGCGCACCTCGCACGTCAGCGAGTAGGCGGTTGAGCGCGGCAGGCGACCACTGCGACAGCGGGCGCACTTCTGGGCAAAATACCGGCAGCGGCTGCGTGCGAGCCAGGTCGCACCGTCGCGAGGCGTTGCTCAGGTACTGCTTGTGCGAGTCGTGGCACCACTCGGCGCGCGGGGCGTCGACGATGGCCTGGCATTCCTGCGTGTCGGCGATGGATGGGTCGTGGCGCATGGTTGCTCCTGTGGGGTAGAGGGGTAAGTGGGCCCGTCCCTGGTCCGATTCCAGGCGACTGACGGGCGGGGGGGGGTGGCTACGGCGTCAGTAGAGCCGAAACCTCACCAGCGGTGATCTCGACGCCAATCGCGCCGTCGCCATTTCCGATTTGCTCAAGCGCATCCTTGCAGAGCGCTGCCAAGTCAGCCTCAGCCTCGTGGTCAACGTCTCCCTGCCAGGCGATTCTTCGGTCGCGCAGCGCGATCAGTTGGGCCGTCGTAAAGTCTCCGTTGATGCTGGCGCGTGTCTTGGTCATCGTCGTCTCCGTGGTGGATGTCGTCTGCGTTTCCATAAAAACAATACTAATCCTGTTACAAACGGATTGCAAACTTTATTTCAACAATCAACCGACGCACTGCGAACGCCTACAGGACAGGCTAAATCGACGCAGGGGGAAGGCCGAATGCCGCGCGGACAATCGTGGAGCGACACACTCCACGCTCTGCGGTCACTCGCTCTACCTGTGGCCACTCATCGGTGGAAACGGCGGCGCCGATGTGGTGGCTCGCGCGCTTGCGCGTCTCGGGCGATTTTGGCTTGCGTCCTGGCGTGGATTCGGTGCGTGGCTTTTTTCTCATCTTGCCACCCTGCCACGTATAAAATGGCTTTGCAATATGTTTGACAGCGCAAGGCGGTTGTGGCAGAGATTCTGGGGTGGCAAACGAACGCGACTGGGAGAAGATCGACGTCAGGCTAGGCGACATCTATCGCGATGCGCGAGTCGTGGGGATTGGCGCGCGGTGAAGTTGCGCCTAGCCATCAAGATTCGATCCCGCTGGCTCGCTGGCCGCCCCGTGCGGCGAGAGACATGGATCCGTATGTGTCGCCGCCTGGGGCGACTTGAGCCGTGGAATTCGTGGCGAGTGACCGAGGCGCTCGGCATTGAGCGCAAATCCTGGCGGGCGCTGCACCGGAAAGCCTAGAACGCGCGCAGCTGGCCCGGCATCGCCGCAAGCGCCTGCTCGACGGCGAGCCGCATGGACGCCGCGGGAGAGAGCGGCGGCGCTCCTAGGCCCTGCCAGTGCGCGACGTGGCCGGCCCGCTCGTCGAGGTCGGCGGCGCATCGCTCATCAGCGCCGGCGCAGAATTCGTCATCGATGCGCTTGCATTTGCCGGGTGGGCGGACGAGTGGGCAGAGCATGCGGTCAATCTACCTCAAAACGACCGAGCCGACGCATCGAAACGAGCGCCTTGCCCCGCGCGAATCGCGCAAGCACGCGGATTCACGACGACGCGCCCGAGCGGCACGCCCGTCGCATGTAGGGCGGGGTATGACTCAAATCGAATGATGGTCATGATGTTGGGCCCGGCGTGGCTACCTCGGCGTCGATGAAGCACTGATAGGTCCATATATTTCGCGAGTCCCGGCACGTCTCTCGGTGGCACTGCCTCGCCGCCATGGCCCAATCGCCCGCGTTGCAGGCTGCGAGCATGTGGGGGAACATTCCAAGCCCATGCACGCCGAGGTTGTACGCCATGTCGACGAGGGCGCGCCGGGCAGGAGCTGGGGAACGTCGAGAACTGCGGGCAGAGTCGAACTAGTCCAGGGATGAACTCGTTCGCGAGTCTCGTACTGACCAGCGACTTGACGTAGTCGAGCGCCAAGCGCAAGTCGCATTTCCCTGCGTAGAAAGCGGCAGACTTCGTGGCGTCGAAGGCGTCCTTGATCGTCTGCCACCCGGCGGCCTTTTCGTCGTCGGTGGCCCACGCGTTGGTGTCCCTATGGACGAACGGGTACGCCTTCGCGGCGTCAGCGCTTGCAACGAGATTGCCGATACCCACCGTCACGAAGCCGCGAGAGTCGCAATAGAGCCACTGACAACAGCCTTCGTGGGCTTCCAGATCGTCGAAATAGTCACCGATGTCCATCGTCGTTTTCCCCTTCTTGTTTGCGCACCCGCGACCCGCGATAATCCGGTCGCAACCCCCCGTCGTCGCCAGGCACTTGCCAGCAAATCCTAACGAACGCGCTGGGCAGAGGTCGGTCATGCCGGCGTCACCGTGACCCAAACCCCCGGCTTGGCCCCGACCTTGTGGGTGTGCGAGCTTCCTGCGTTCTGGTCCCATCCGTCGTTCGGGATGACGCCCGCGCCGGGCTTTCCATTTCGTGGCGGGGTCAGCGAATCCCAGACGAACTTTTGCGCCGCTTCCTGGTTGTCTGGATCGTGGCGCTTGTTTAGGTGGACCCACTCGAACTCGCAGCGCACGCGGGTCAACCCCTTGGGCGGGATGGCAGCCTTGATGATCCAAACGATGTCGCTCGTCCACTTGGCCTTGAGCTTCGGATAGCTGCGACTGCGGCACGCCTTGATGATCTCGTTCTCGCCAGGCAACGGGCCGGGAACCCAGAAGCGGAAGATCATCGCAGCCCCTTCGCCTTCAGCGCGGGCACATCTGCCGGCATGATCCATCCGTGGATTACCATCTCGCGCGCGAATTCCTCGCGTGTGATCAGTGTGATGCGCTTGCCGGAGATCATCGAATACTCCCCGGCGTGGATACTGCCTGCTTTAGCTGGCAGAGGAAACGCCGTCCGGTTGCTACGATGGTTGACTTTACACGCGCACAGCGTATCCTGCAAGCGTGCCGTTGCGAGGATTCAAATACCGTTTCTACCCGACCGCCGAGCAAGAGGTCTTGCTCCGCAGGACCATCGGGTGCTGTCGTCTCGTCTACAATCGCGCCCTGCACGAACGCAGCGAGGCGTGGACGTCGGGGAAGAAGTCCATCGGGTACGCGGCCCAAAGCTCCGCCCTCACCGGCTGGAAGAAAGAGCCCGAGCTTGCGTTCCTTAACGAGGTTTCGAGCGTTCCTATCCAGCAGGCCTTGCGCCACCTGCAAACCGGCTACGCCAACTTCTTCGCCAAGCGGGCCAAGTATCCCAGCTTCAAGAAGAAGCGCTCGGGCGGTTCGGCAGAGTTCACCCGCAGTGGGTTCCGCTTCGCCGAGGGCAAGCTGACACTGGCCAAGATGGATGCCCCACTCGACATCCGATGGAGCCGCCCACTGCCCGCCGGTGTGCAGCCATCGAGCGCCTCGGTGTCGCTGGACGCTTCCCAGCGCTGGCACGTGTCCCTGCTCTGCGAAGACCGCACCATCAAGCACCTGTCCAAGCTCAAGACCGCCGTCGGGATAGACCTCGGCATCAACGCCTTGGCCACGCTCTCTACTGGCGAGAAGATTCCCAACCTCCAGCACGACGCCCGAGAGATGAAGCGCAAGCGTCGCCTCTCCCGCGCGATGGCCCGCAAACAGAAAGGATCCAAAAACCGAAACAAGGCTCGCATCAAGCTCGCTCGTCTGCACGCCAAGGTGGCCGACCGTCGCCGCGACCAAATGCACAAACTCTCTACTCGACTCGTTCGCGAGAACCAAGTGATCGTCGTCGAGGATTTGAACGTCGCTGGAATGGTCCGCAACCACTGCCTCGCCCGAGTTATCTCGGACGCCGCTTGGCGCATGCTCCTGACATTCTTGGCGTACAAGTGCGCCTGGTACGGCCGGGAGTTCGTGAAGGTCGACCGCTTCTACCCCAGCAGCAAGACATGCTCCGCTTGTGGTCACGTCGTCGAGCACCTGCCCCTCGACGTGCGCAAGTGGACTTGCCCATGCTGCAATGCAGAACACGACCGAGACGAGAATGCAGCTCGCAACATTTTGGCCGCGGGACTCGCGGTTTCTGTCTCTGGATCTGGTGTTAGCCATCGTGTCCTTCGGGGTGCGGTGCAGTCAGAGTTGAAAGAGAAATACTCGGTTGTGAAGCCGGGAATCCGCCTCCTTTAGGGGGCGGAGGATGTCAAGACGTCCTCGCCTCTTCGCCGCGTAGCCATCGCAGGAAGTCCCGCTCTAGCGCCTGCACACGCCGCGAGTATCGGGTGGACCGACAGTATCGGAAACCCGAGAACACCGACAGTGCGCCGCTCCATGCGCCGCAGAACGCGAGTAGCCTACCGAGATGGGCCGCGCCCAACCGCACGTTGAGGTCATCGGCGCGCAGCTCGTCGGGCGGGTATCCACCGTCGGCGCTGCCACCGGGCAGGATTTGTAGAAGCCCGATGCTTCCACTCACCGGGTTGACGACGCCAGACCGGCACCGAGATTCGGCTGCAATCACGGCAACGAGCGCCACCGGGTGCAAGAGGTTCCGCCGCGCCTCGGCCCGCACGAGCGGCGCAAGCCGAACCGCCGAGGGGCCGCACATTCGGCGAAGCGCAAGTTCCGCAACGTCGGCACGCGCGCGACTGCCGTAGCAGCAAAGGAGCAGGCCGGCCAGCAGGAGAGCGAGTGTCAAGCGCATCCGCCACCTGTCTTCAAGACCCGCGCGTTCTCACGCCGCCGCAGCTCGTTCTGGCGCTTCACGCTTCGAGCGCGGCCATATCGTGAATTTAATCGATCGAGCCAGCGGAACGATTTCAGCGTGACCCACGGTTGCCAGTTGCGATTGTGGCTCAAGGGTTGCACGTCGATGTCGTCGACAAGCCAGCCACATCCCATGGAACTGTTAAAGAGGAATTTTGGCAAACGGTTTCGCAACTGGCGCCCATTGGCGTAGGTGTCGCCCAGAGGCACTTGAGCTTCGCACCTTGAGCGCACGCGGTTGCGCACGTCGCGGCCGGCGGATTCGGGCATGGCTTCGTGTCGACCGGGCATGGAGTGGTGGTCGCGCAACCCGCTAACGCCAGCGCGAAAATCAGCGTGAGAGTTTTCATGTGGTAGCTCCTTGGGGGAAATTGCTTCGAGCATGTAGCTCTGGGTGCGCGAGTACATACGCTTCTCTAGACTGAACCGCGTCTTGCTCCGTGTGGTGAGTCCCAAGCCAAACACACTTTTCGTTAACCTGTATTTCCGCGTACCACCTCTTTCGAGTGTTTGACCACCATACGCCTAAGAAGCGACTCGATGTGTTCGCTCCATGTTTCCGGCAGTTGTGGTTGTTCTGCGACGGTGTAGCCAGTCGCACCTCACCTCGCCGGTTGTCGAGTCCGTTGCCGTGCTCGTGGTCTGGCCTTTCGCCTTTGAGCAAGTCTCGCCCGATCTTGCGTGCCAAAACCACACGATGCATGTACTCAGTTCCCTTTCTTCCGTCAGGAAGCCGTTTTGCCCGCTTGGCGTAGAAGGTGTGCCCAACATGCAATGCGCACCACTTGTGCGCCGCCAGTGCCTCGAAGTCCTCGTCATCGACGAGTGCAACCTTGCCCTGAGTGAGTTGGATTTCTCTCATCGCCCGATGCCTCCGGGCAAGGATGCCACAATCCATATGTCGTTTGCTCCCCACTTCGGATCGGTGAACCAATCATAGCTATCCCATGAGCATCCCGGTCCCGCCGTGGGGTCCCCCCACAAATCGGACCAGCTATTTTTCACCTTGTGCTTGCGAGCCGCGCGATCGTGTCCAACCACCACGCGACAATGCCCTCCAGCTACGACGTCGTTAGAATGTGGCATGAGGATTCCACTGGGCTGGGTCGAACAGAAACGCTCGGACACCAGTCCGCCGAATACTACAGCGAAGTTTCCCGTGAGGGCGCGTTCCACGTCATCCAGTAGTGTCTGACCCGTGCTGCTGATGGGATGATACTGGATTCCAATCTTCCCGCGCGAATCGTAGGCCACGCGGTCAACGGCGGGCCCTGGGTCATGCGCGAATTTCTCGATCAAGTACGGGTAGCACGACTCGGGAGGGATCCCCTTGCCGGCGAGGATGCGATACCCGTCGCCGATGTTCGCGCCTGCGTCCTGGCTGATCGTGCCTTCGAGAGCCCTCTCAGAAAAATAGAGCCATAGCCGAGCCAGCACCGCAGCGGGAAGCCCGGCCACCATCTCGGCCACAAACACGCCCTGTGCGATACCGTTGGCCGTGCAGCTTCCGAGTTGCCCCTGGTCGAGGTCGCACGTCAGCGCGCTCAGGTCGCTTGACGGCGCCGCCGTGATGCCGGCGAGGATGCTGTCGCCTGCCTCGGGATGCGCGCCGCGAAGGGCGCGAATCTGCTGCTCGGTGTTTGGCTTCTTCCAGCCTAGGTGTTTGTGGTTCATGGGGTCAGTCCTCCTTGACAACGTGTGCGCGGTTCGCGTGATCTAAACCGAGCTTGTACCAGCGGGATGTCGTGCCCTCCACCTCTCCGCCACACTTCGCACATACGTGACGGCTGAAGATCTTGTCTTCCTTGGGAGCGAACTCGTGCGGGCCAGGGCACGTATCAAGCCTCTCACTGTTGGCCCTTACCTTTAGCCAAATGGACCAGGATTCATCCGATACCCCGGCGGGTTTTTCCCTGGGTGGCATGGCTAGTTCCTCAGCAGCGCGCGGGTGATTGCGATGGGGTTCCATGATCAGTTCCTCATAGAAGCTTCGCGCTTCACTTCCAGTGCCGACAATTCTCTCTTGATTCTTTCGTACTTGCGCACCAGCCTTCGCATGCGTGGCGCCTTCGGCTCCGCTACCAGGTCGTCGAATAGTTCATCAAGCGCACGTCTGACGCTGGATTCTGTTTCTACAATTTGCAATCGCTTCATGGTCAGCCCTGCCCTTTCTCGTCTTGATATACGGCTACCGCCTGGGCCTTGAACGAACCCGACGAGTACACGGCGTCGACCACGACCTGCTGCTTTGCGGACGTATCGATCCAAAGCGCGCGCTCTCGGCCGAGAGTTTCGGCGCCCTCGGCGAGTTGCGCACGAAGGTCGTCGACCTGTGCCTGTTCTTCGGGTGTCATTGGCCTGCCCCCTTCGCCGCTTGCGCTGCCGTGGCCTTCGCTCGTTGTAACTGTTCCGTCGTCGCGGCCCAGCTAGCGGTCAGGAAAAACGAAACGAGTGCTTGCCCCACGTAGTCGCCGCTCACCGGGTCCTTGAAGACCTGCGCGCCCGGCCCGATGCCGTAGTTATCGGCGACGACGAAAATCAGGTTGCCTTGAACCGCGTTGGGCGCGTTGCTGTTCGCCGCGAAACCTCCAACGGCCTCGATTGAGAGTGGCAGCTTCCACCCGGTGAATCGGCACCCGTAGCCAGCTCCCAGGGAAACCCCTTGCTGGAAGGTCTGCGTCTTGAGGTTGAGCTGCTCTCCGGTGAGGGCAGCTACGGGGGAACACGTCCACGTGTCGGAAAGGTTGAGCACCAGCGCGTCCGCGTGCGCCTTGTGGCTTACGAACAGCGCCGCGTAGCCGAAGAAAAACGCGCACGCCAGCGCAAACAACACGATGGCCGATGCGCTGCCCTTGGTTGTGTCGCGCGGCTTCAGTGTCGGTGTCTTGGCTTCGGTAGCGTCGACGGGGAATACTGCCGTGGTGTCGTTGGGCTGCCCGCGCATCTGGCCGGTGGGGACGACGACGCCGGAGTTGCTCGGCCGCGGCGGCGAATCAGGCAGCTTGCCCACGCTCGCTTCGACCTTGCTAGAGATCACGCCGTCAACCGCCGCCGGGGCAACGCCCAGGATGGCGATCAGCTCGGCTAGGCCCTTGTCGCCAAGCTGGGCTTTGATGAGCGCAATCGCTGCGTCCTTGGCCTTCCCGGCCGCTTGCGGGGACAGCCTTCCGTCGACGGTGCTCGCCTGCAATGTCGAAACAACGGTTTGCTCGACAGAGTCAACGCCCGTAGCCACAGCATCATTGAGCCGCAACAGGATCCCTTGGGCGCGCACGTTTTCCGTGTGGGCCTTGATGTACGCGGCCAGCCGAACCGACGCGTAGGTGAGCGCGGCGATTAGCATCGGGCCTAGGATGTCGAGGACTTGAGGTGCGAGAGATGCGAGGAAGTCTTTCATGTGTACCTTTCAGTTTGTCGTTTCGTTACCAGTCAGAGCCGCCATCGCTTGGAACGGGCCACGTGGGCAGTGGTAGCTTAAGCCCCAAATGCTCATCAACATCTCGGTTGGGTAGGTTGCCCGGAGTCTCGTCGTGCAGGTATTCGCGGCACGCGCGCTTGATTTCTTCGTCTCGGGCGCCGTGGTCAACCGTCGTTGGAGCTGTCCACCGTGCAATGCCCTTGCCGTCGGCTATGAGAATCGCCCCAGTGGGCGGGGCGCTGCCGAAGTGAACATCCTTGGTGACGTCCTTCACTGTCCACGCATGCGTGGCCGGCGTCGCGGTCACGTGCCCCACGCCGAACCATCGCGGCGGGATAGCGATTCCGACGAGCACGAGGCCGCACGCCGAAAGCATGACGAGAAATTGCTTCTTGGTCATCGTGTTTCCCGCGCGGAAACCCCACCCTTTAGGGTGGGGAGGAAGCGCGTCCTCCATGCATTGTAAGTTTTGAATTTCAACTCAGAAGGTTCTGCCGATTGAGTAAGACGTTTACCATTTTCAATCGAGTGTAAGCTGATTTTGCCAGACATTGTTCCTCCTACGTAAGTCAATCCCCATTTTGAATGATCGACTAGGGAACCTCTTTTCATTCCGCAACTACGAGTTCCACCATACGACTTGCGCAAACCGTTCTTGGCGAATTGAAGCATGTGCAGTTGACGACGATGGAGCCGAATGGGAGAAATACACCACATACTTGTATTGTCGGGCCAGACATGTCCTCCAACCCACCAATTTGCAAGCACCCAACTGTCAACACAGTGAGCTTCAAAAATCTCCGACATCTTGGATTTTGATTTCTTCAAACCGGCCGCGTCTCGTAGTTCCTTGGTTTCCCAACCTTCTTTCAGGTGTACAACCCCAAGTTGTCGCAGTTCCGAATAGAACCATTCCTTGCCAACTTCAAGAGGAGAGAAACTGGCATCCCATTTGCGTTTTCCTAGGGTCTTGGCTTTGATGTCTTCAACCACAAAGTCAGTGATTGGGAACACCTTGAGCAGTTGTTCGACTATTCGTAGCTTCCACTGCCATCGAGCCTTGGTGCTGGGAGCCAGACATCCCCTGCCGCGATTCTGCCGATTCTTTCGACACGGAGTCTTTCGGAACCTGCGCGATCTACGCATATTCCGTCGAATTTCAACCGCGTCCTTCACGTGTTGGACGGCATCGGCTTGGGCGTTCAGATAGGTGTGCGACTCGGATTTGACGGTAAAGCCCTCTTTTTTCGATCCAGGATCGATGCCTACTGCAATTTCTTGCCTTGCCTGCTGCGAAGGTTCCCGGTTCAACCTCACGCAGAAGATGCCGCGCTTGAAAAACGGAGTCGCTTCCCCATCCTTGATCCAACGACGTGCGCGGCTTGGCGTCGTTGGCATCAAAGGTTTCCCTGTCCTGTCTACCACAGGCACTGCGATACTATAAGTCTGCCTTGCGGCAGTTTGTACTCCTCTTCGACACTGATCGACCGAGGGAAGCAAGGCTAGAGGGGCACCCTGCATATCGCTCGCCCTGCCACGGGCAGTCGATTCAGTTGGCAACTCGAAATTGCCTTGTCTAGTCAACGGTTTTCTCTCGTTAGTCCACATTGGCTTTGTTTTCTTTCAAGCCCCTCCCTTTAGGGAGGGGTCGTTGACTCTGGCGTCTTTCCTGTGCGCCGACGTTCAAGTATGACGGACGCCAGCGTATCCAAAGCCCGATCTAGCTGCGCCTGCGAAGTCCTTCGCCCATTCTCCAGGTCAGACAAGTACGACGGGGAAATGCCCATCCACGCGGCGAGCTTGCGAATGCTGATTTTCGCCTTCGTGCGGGCGGCTTTAAGTTGGGAGGCGGTCATGTCCGACGAGTGTACGCGTACGTTTACCAGCTTGTCAACGCCGTCCGTATTTCCACCACAGCACCACGGCGATCACGATGACGACGAGCTAGAGGACGAACGGCAGCCCAGCTAAGCGATACCCGCACACGCACTTCGTCCACGGGACCAGCGCGCAGAACGGCCAGATACAGCCGTAGGTGCGGGTCAAGACGTCGGCCCGGGCGTGGCGACGGCGGCGTCGAGGAACATTTGGCTGCGCCAATCGTTGCGGTGCTCGCGCAGCGGGTTGTTGCTCGGGTTCTCCGTCCGGCACTGCGCGGCCGCGCCTTTCCAATCTGGCGGGACCGCGTTGCAGGCCGCTTTGAGGTGCGGCCACCCGCCGAGTCCACGGGGCGCTGCTAGGCCGCAGTTCCAGGCGAGGTCAAGTAACGACTGCTGAACTCCATCGGGGAATCCATCGAAGTCCGGAAACACGAACGGCAAGCCCTTCAGCATCACGCGCAGGCGGCGAAAACCCTCGGCATCGATGTCTGCCGGCGCGAGGCGCAAACTGCCCTTGTAAGCGTCGGCGCGAAGGCCACCGCGCATGCCCTGGACCCGCAGGAAGTCGGCCACGATTTCGTCACGAGTTGCCGGCAGGCCGTCTAGCATGTGATGCCAGGGCAGGCGGGCAGCATCGTCAACGCTGGCGATGAGATAGCCAACACCGCAGGTCACGTTGGGGTGATCGGCGTTGTCCAGGTAGAGAAACGGGACGCGGCCTTCAAAAGGCTCAAGCCTGTCGAGCTCGGCCTTGAGTTCGTCGTCGGTCATCGTCATTCGCAATCCTCCTCCCGATTACCGCGCCGTCGCGCGAGTTCCTCTTTTGCCAATTCAATCGCGCGCCGCCACAGGTCCAACGGCGTCGGCTGCGCCGGGGCGGGCTCGCGGGTATCTGCATCTCGACGACTCATAGTTTCACAGCCAGTCTATTGGCCGCGAGCTTCCTGTCGGCTCGTGCGTTCAACTCGCGGCGAAGCCTTTTCGCAGCACTCTTCGGAGCACGCAAGACGCTTGCCCTTGCCGCCTCCTGGTTCGCGCCACCACGGATTCAGAAAAGCGTGGCTCGCGTAGATGCGCCCGCACGCGCAGCAGATGGCCGGGCGCCAGGTCGACCAGTACCACAGCCAGAGCTTGAAAGATTTCCAGCGGCTCACGTGCCCTCGCGCACTTTCCCACGGTATACACCCCCACGAAGCGGCGAGCCCGTTCCGAGGACCGGCGTTGGTCTGCTGAGCGACCCGCGCGCAATCAGGGCCTCGTCGCTGTCGATTCCAGGACACGGCCCCAGCGGAGGCCGACCGCGCAGCCACGAGACGCCGCAGACCTCGCACATCTCGCGCTTGGTTACGGTGTTGACGAGGCGAGGAACGTGTCCGCGAAGCTTGGGGTTCACTTGTGCCCATCCCGATCTTTGGCTTGCTGGGCGCGACGGTCATCCGTGATTGCCGCGTGCTCGCCGGTGTCCTTGAGGGCCTTGGTCATGGCCTCGCTCAGGTGCGACAGCTCGGGGTGGCGCTGCCTCAAGGCCCGCAACTGCTCTTCGAGGTTCCGCGTGTCGTTCACGCGCTTTTTCTCGGCCGTCATTGCGCAGCCCCAGTGCGACGAGCAGAGGGCGATTGCTTGCTTGGCACCTTGGCGAGCTCCTAGCCAGCCAGCAAGCGGTGTGGCGCCCACGAGGCACAGGAGAGCCCAGAGCGGCAGGGCGACGGCTGCGGTCATCTCCGCACCGTACCGTTCCCGACGTCGTGCGGACGGCTGAGTTCGTCCACCGTTTCACGCAAGTGGATTCGCTCTACATTTTGGACAAGCTGTTCGTTGAATCCTCGGATGGACTGCGCCGTGTTCGTGAGCGCGGATTCAAACCTCGTAGTCTGGGCAGCCAGGGCAAGGCTGATCTCGCGTCCGATGGTTTCCCCGGCCTCATGCAACCTCGCCATGGAATCCACGCGGCATGCCTGGCAGTTGATACCGATGGCGTTCATGGCCGAGGTGAGCGCCTCCATGAATTTCTCGAATTTCTCTTCCCGTCGCATCGACGAGTCGACGTAGCGCTTGAGCGTCCAGATGAGCACCGCGATCACTATGGCCAGCAGGGAGAACACGGAGGCCACAATCGCCCCGAGAGCCCCTGAGCTGCTTAGGTCCCTGAGTGATGATTCCATGTCGTGCTACTCCCTTGCGGCGCGCTCGTCGGTCGTGGTTTGGTCGTGGGGGTGGGAGGTCACTTGGTGCTACTCCTCATTTTCATGCGCAACCGCCGCCAGCTCTTTGCCGGTATCGCTGAGTGGTTTGGGGTTGCTGTCCATTGGGTGCTCCGGGGTGCGGTGGGGCTACACACCCGCGATAGCTGCTGCCAAATAGGGCCACAGTGTGGCTGCGATCAGCGAGTGACCGGCGTCGAGCGGATGCAATTGAGGCGCACTCGCTTCGATCAATGTACCGAGCCACCCGCCAACGGCGATAATAGGTGTGTGAATGTCAACCCAGGAGACGCGCTTCCCCACCGCCGCGTCCGCTGCAACATCGGCGGCAAGAAGAACGTTAGCCGCGACCATCTGGTCGTCGGCGCCCTGGCTGCTACCGTTGGGGGTAATTGACATCACCACCAGGGGACAACCGTAGGAGTAGATCGCAGTTCTGAGAGAGGCGTGATCCGCACGTGAGGCAGCGATCTGAGGCCCGGTGCCCCAGAGATTGTTAGTGCCTCCGAGTAGCACGACAACCTGGGGGCGCGAAACGGCGGCGATGTTTGGCCAGCGTGCGAGCATCTGAGCTAGGTTGTCGCCACTCTTTCCATCCGTCGGACAGAACGGAACACGGTCAGGGTGACGAGTCCCTACCAGACGCGCTCCGACACTAGCGAGCCATGGCAGCAAATACTTTTGGTATCCGAGACCATCGGTGGCGTAGTAGCCCTCGGTGATTGAGTCACCGAGGGTTGCTACCCGCTTGTACCCTACGTCGTAGCGTGGTCCGCCCCACACCTTACAGCCCCCTCAGTGCCCAGATGCCGCCTGCCCATAGGTTGCCTAAGACAGCGGAAAGAGTGAGCGAGGCCACCCCCTGGGGCAATGTACCGAACCCTGTTGATACCATGTTTTGCGCGGCTGCTTCGCCGTATTGGGACGAGTCGAAGCGCCATTTGCCATTGGACAGTGACCTGAGACGACAAACAACCGAGTTTGCCAATTCTGATGTGCCTGCAACTCCCGTTAGGCATATGTAGCTGTGCGCAGCGTTTTTAATCCATGTTTCTGTAACGTTAATCACATAGTTGCACAGTGATTGCCCCGTCACACCGTCAGCTAGCAGTTCAACAAAAATGCCCTGTGTGAGGCCATTGCCAACTAATTCCAGCTCTGCAAACTGGCTCATGTCGATCGGGAATGCATAGCTCGCCATCGCGTTGACCACGCAAAGTTTCTGGATAAGTCGCGGCCCCTGCGACACAGAGAGCGGGTTACGACCACCGAGCATGCCAACGCGTGTGCTTGCGGCGGTTCCTTGAAGCGCATAGTTTCCCTGCTCGCCGTAGCGAGTCTCGGTCAGCGTCAGTAGGCCAGCAACGGGAGTGCCCGCTGTCTTGTAGCAGCTCGCCGTGTTGGCGTTGATGACAGCCGCGAGATTGACCGCGTTCTGCTGGGCATTTCCCGCTGCAATCTGCACATGCAGGCCGGTCGTCGGTGTGGTTTTCCAGACGAAAACTACCGTGGTCGAATCGTTGACGGTGATGATTTCGGTCTGCGCGTCCGAAGGAGTCGCTGGGCATTGGATCGTACCCGTCGCCAGAACACCCACCGATGCGGCAACGTGCTCTGCCGCGCTCATCGCCCCCGGCGAGACGGCGGTGGCGGGTCGCATTTCCGAAGTTGGCTGCATGCCGTCGCTAGCCAAGGTGCCGACGCCCGATGGTGCTCCCTTGGATGCGGCGGGGATCCCGCCCAGGCTAGACAGCGTGATCGCCGCAGCCGCGCCCGCCGGGTCAGCCCCTGCCTGATCTGGCGTCAACGGGAAATTCGGCACCGTGCCCGCGGTACCCGGCCCGGCCGGCGGAGACGGCATGCCCGCGACAACGGCGATAACTTGCGGCGATCCTGAACTCATACCTGGCCTCCTGGAGATACGCTGAAAGAGCCTTCTAAAAGCCGCGTGCGCGACCCCGCCGGGTCTGTCAAGTACCACTCCCAGTAGTAGGCGGTGAGCTGCGCGTAGGATAGCCCGGTCGCAGGCAGGGCCGTCACGGTCGCGGCGTGCGTGATCGTGGTCTGCGCCCAGCTCGTTTGCGGGGTATCGAGCACCACGGGCAGAACGAGCCGAGCCGTGGCCGAGCTGGCGTTGTCCTTGATTTCGGCGGAAACCGAGTATCCTGACGCCGCTAGACCCGTCGGCGCGAACGGCGAGCCGTCTGGATTCTGGACGGGAAACGCGAACGCAATGTCGGTGCCCGCGTCGTAGGAGAAATTGCAGATGTTCGCCGTCATCGTCAACATCCTAACAGGTTTCGGAGTTGACTTTGCAATAAAGCATCTCGCGTCATGCGGCTGACGCACAGGCCCCAGAGCCATCCATCCAATAGGGCCGACCGGTGCCGACTCTCAGACCGACGCGTGGATTCTCTGTATCGAGCGGGAGACTCGGACCACAGCGCCGGTTTGGAATAGGACGACGCTGACGTTCTTGCCTCTCGTATCCGCCTGCACCAGGGCCACTTGTTTAGGCGACCCGACCGTGGCTTCCCCGGGTTCCTGTACGCCCTGGGTACCATCATCTAGCCCTACGGTTATGCAGTTCCGCTGGGTCTCGTGCCTGCACCCTGCGCGACCGTGCGCAAAGGTGGTGACATCGTACCTCCCAGTGACAACTCCCCTACCTGCCGGAGACGGTGAGGTAGGGGCTTCTCGGTTCTTTGGACTCATTCAGCCCTCCCCGAAGGCGCTGCCCGCGCCTTGCGATGTTGATTGCCGCGTTGGTGTCGCGGTCCAGAACGAGCCCGCACGCGCAGGTATGTACCCGCACGCCGAGCCCCTTCTTGACCACGGCACCGCAACCGCTGCACTCCTGACTCGTCCCGCGTGGATCCACGGCCACCACTTCGCGTCCAGCCTTTTCAGCTTTGGCCCGAATGATGTTCGTGAACTGTGCCCACCCGGCATCATGCACCTGCTTGGCCAGAGCCATTTGCGCGAGGCCCTTGACGTTGAGATTCTCGACGGCGATGACATCGAACCTGCGAACCAGGTCGAGCGCCGTCTTGTGGTGAAAGTCGAGCCGCACACGACTGACCTTGTCGTGCCGCTTGGCGAGCTTTTGCGTGGCCTTGCGCCGTCGATGCGAGCCGCGCTTGCGCCGAGATACCACTCGCTGCGCTTTTCCAAGCGCTTGCTGTGCGGTCTCGTAGGGGCGTGGGTTGGGAACCAACTCGCCGTTACTGAGCGCGGCGAATGTCGTGATGCCAACATCCACCCCGATACTTGCGCCGGTATCTGGCAGCGGACTGGGCTGCACGCCGTCGCAGGCGAAAGCCACGTACCAATGGCCGTCTCCGGACAACGTGACCGAAGCCTGCTTGATTCTGCCCTCGACCGGGCGGTGCAGCTTGAGCTTGACGTTGCCGACACCAGCGAGCTTGACCCGCTTACCTCCGGCAGCAAGTCGCACGCCATTGTTGTGGCTGGCGTCTTTGAACGTGAAAGTCCGGTAGCGGTCGCGACCCTTGAAGCGCGGGAAGCCTGGCTTCTCGCCGGCCTTGCAACGACGGAAGAACGCGCTGAAAGCTCGGTCGAGTCGAGTGATCGCGTCCTGCAAGAGATGTGTGTGGATCTTCCCGTACTCTGGCCGGACTTCGCGAATTCCGGCAAGCTCCCGCATTTGGCTGTACGCCGAGACCGTCTCGCCCGTGCGTCGGTACACGTCGCTCCGATGCTGAAGGGCGGCGTTGTAGAGTTCGCGCAGGAGCCAGATCGTTCCGAGCATCGCGAGATGCTGTGTCCGACTCGGGTACAGGCGATAGCGGTAGACGCGAACCATCCCAACATGGTACTCAGTTCGGTATGCCAAAGCAAGCGATTCATCGCAATTTCAACGCTGTCTTTCGTCTTGTCTATCACTTGGTGTTGGTCTCAAAGTACAGGCGGCGCGTTTTCGACGCCCTCATGCTCGACCGATGCAAAGACATCCTCGCCACCCTTTGCGCATCCTCGGGCGGCGCTTTGCTCGAATGCTCGGGCGAGGCGGACCACGTCCACGCCCTCATCGACATGCCGCCTAGAGTCCGTCCGTCCGACCTCATAAACGTGCTCAAGACGGTATCCTCGCGCCTCTTGCGCAAGGAGTTCCCCGCGCTGCGAACCGCCTACCGGGGGAAAGCTGTCCTCTGGTCTCCAAGCTACTGCCTCATCTCAGCTGGCGGTGCGCCTATCGAGATCCTTCGCCAGTACGTGGAGAACCAGACCAGACCGGATTGATAGTGCTCCCAGAACCCCCGCCTGCCGGGCCGAGGCGGGGGCTTGCCCGATCTGGGTCACGATTCTTTCTTGCATCTTCCGCGCGTTCGTGTACCGTAAAAGACATGCGAGACTCGAAACACTTGATCCGTCGAAGGATGCCGCACGCACTCCCCACGAGTCTCGCAGCTTTGGGTAGATCGTGCGGGCGGCGTCCTTGGGCGGGTGAGGGCTCACCATGAAAACTGCGATGCTTGTTTTGTTCCTTGGCCTGGTCGGTGGATGCGATGGTGCTGGCGGGTTCGGCGAGGCGCCGGGCGCGGATGCAGGAAGCGATGCGGGAGGCCCCACCAACATCATAGGCAGGTGTCACCAAGACCCGCCTGCCTGCCCCTCTGGCCAGGTCGTGCTTGAGGGTCCCAATGAGTGTGAGCTTGGCTGTGGGGCGGTCGACGAAAGGTGATGCCATGCTAAACGCCATCGCACTCGCAGCGCTACTTGCCCAGCCCCCCTCCGCCACGGCGAAGCCGCCACTGCTTCCCAGCCTCGAACTCGCGCGCCCCGCGTGGGCCTTCGAGCCGATGCCGTGGATTCCAGACGAGCCCGAGTTTCCGTTCGGTGTCGCGTTCGCAGACTTTATCGATGACGTTCGATCTGAGTCGCTCATGTCCACGGTGACGCCATTCGCGGTTGAAGATGCCGCGCAGCCGTTCGCGGGGGAGGAGTAGGTGATGTTATTGAAAAACTTCAACGACCAGATTGCTCAAATTGGCTGGGACTGTGCAGGTTGAGCCGGCGATAGCCCTTAACTGCGCGGCTATGGTGTGGCTACCGGCAGCCACGGTGGTAGAAGCCACGTTGAACATAGGAGCATAGCCAGCCCCAACTGCTGCGAACCTATTTTCAGGCCCCATGGGCGCCGCAGGCACGGAGTCATATAGGCGCATATAGCAAGTAGTGACACCACTGGCTCCAACTGTAAACATAGCATGCGCCACAACGGTAGCTGTTGCCGTGGGAGAAATTACCGTCGACGCGACTGTGGTCCAGTTTCCAAATGTATCTGTTGGGGCGTCTATGCCATTGGAACCACTGCTGGCTGCCAACAACCTACCGTTCACCCATGAATTGAGCGACCCGCTGCCGTCGCTGACGGGGATGACTGACGGGGTGGGCGTGTTGTTCGCTTCCACCGTCGAGGCGATCACCTTCGAGCCTGTGAAGTACGCAAGTCCTCCCGTGGTTCCGCTGCCGGTGATGTCGTTGGTGATCCAACTGTTCAGGGTTCCGCTGCCATCGGCGACGGGAACGACGTTCGGCGTTGGGGTGGGGGTGAGATTCGCCGTCGAGCCGAGGGTGTTGGACGATGACCAATAAGCCAGCCCGCCGGTCGTGCCGCTTCCATGCGGCGGCGTGTAGCCGAGCGCGTTCGTGACGTCGGTTGAGTTGATGTTCGTCGCACCTGTAGCAAAGCCGGATGCGGCCAGCGTCACCTTGCTGTAGGTCCCAGGGACGACCCAGCTTCCCCTGGCCGTATCCAAGTCGCCCGAGTTGAGGCTGCTCGCCGCCGTCATGAGACCGTTCTCAAAGTTTCCGGCAGTGACGTGCGTGCCGCTTACCCCTGTCCCCGCCACGGGCGTGAAGCCGAGCGCACCCGTGATCTGTCCGCTGTTGATCTGTGAGAGAGGGTGGACGTGGTCAGCGCGCGCGGCGGTGCTGCCGACTCCGACGGTGCCCGCGCCGCCGTAGGTCTCCGCCGTCGGGGTGCTGACCGATAGCGAGACGCCCGCGGCAGGCGTCTGCCAAGTCGCGTGCGTGGCGTCGGTGGTCATGAGCACCTGGCTGGCCCCGCTGGGAGCGGTCGAGCTGATCGCGACGTTTGAGCCCGCGGCGACGAAGGCGTTGGCCGGCGCTCCGGTGATCCAGTTGTTCAAATTCGACGCCGTCGACACGGGGATGACGCCGCTCGCTGGCGTGGTCTGGCCGATGTCGGTCTGTGACACCGTTTGCGTTCCGGTCCAAGTCTTCGTCGAGTTCGGGAATACCGCGACGGTTGCAACTCCTGTCCCCGTGCTGGTGACGGTGTTGGATATGCCAGTGATGGCAGCGATGCTGGTGTTGGTGGTGGTCGCGGTCGCGGTGCTGGTGCCCGTGCCGGAGCGGTAGACGTAGACGATACCGCCTTGGCCGGTGAGGGTCTGGCTTGCGGGGACGGCGCCGACGTCGGCCGCGGTGATGGCCACGTTGGTGCTGGTAAGGGTTTTGCCGGCGATGACCTGGCTGGTGGGGACGTCGCCCGAGACGTGGGTGACGGTGCCGTTCATTGGCGTGAAAGGCGCGTTTCCGACCGCGTTTGAGCCGGTGAACGCCGCCCACTGGCCCGATGTCCCGCTGACCGCTGCGTTCGCTGCCGTGGTCCCGGCTCCTACCGGGTCGGCGCCAACATCGCTCGCGGTGCAAACAACATCGGCGTCGAGTCCGTGGCCGCACACGAAACGATCACCTGGCAACCACGCGGGGTCTATGGTGGCGGGTGTGGTGCGGGACTTGACGACTTTGTTCGCCGCTGGCGTCGCCGTGATGTTGTTCGCACTCACGTCTCCGTTCACGTCGAGCGTGGTTGCGGGATTAGTTTTGTTGATGCCGATGTTGCCATTGTCGTAGGCAGTCGAATTGGTCAGCGACGTGACGGTGACTGTAATGGTAGCCGTCCCTGTCGTGGTGCTGGTCTGCGTGTAGGTGGTCCACTTGGCCATAAAATTGGCGTTGCCCGTGCCGGTCGCGGTGCTGGTGCTTGTCGCCGACGACGGCGGAATCCAGGATGGGTCGATCTTGCCTGTACCGTCTGCAAGTGGGCATCCGCCGGGGGTTGCGGACGTGGTGCAGGGGAGCCAGCCGATTGCGATATGGTGGTTAGTGTCAGCCTGGGGGATGAAGCTCGCCGTGGGGGTGGCGTTGATGTTGTTGGCAAACACGTTTGCGCTCCCATCGAATCCGGCCGTGCCGGACGCGCCTACACGAAGAAGGTAGGCGCCGCAAGTCGTGTTCCCGATGTCAATCTCTCCAGCTTGGCAGATAGCGAATCTGCCGGTCTCCGCAACTGTAGTGAAATACGTCCCTATCGGGGCTGTCGAAAAAATGATGTTGCCGTTCGTTACGCCAATCTTCGCCGCGAAACCATAGGACCCGTAAACGCCAAATCTGTCATTGAACCCGATCACATTGGATCCGATTGAAAGAGGACTGGTCCCAGCCGTGATCACTCTGTTAAGAAGTAGCTGCCCGAAGCTGTCAAACTGCGCTTGTCCAGATGAACCTAGCGAAAACATCCCCGGCGCCGCGCTCGCGTTTCCAATGCTGATATTCATCTCGGTTGTGGTGCTGGAGCCCGTACCGATACCCGTCGCCGTGACCGTCTTGGTGCCGGTGCCCGTGGCTGTCGCGGACGCGGTTCCTGACACCGTCTGCGTTCCCGTGAGCGTGCCGGTCCCCGCGCATGTCCCTGTTCCCGTGGCCGTCGCTGTGATCGTGTAGGTGCCGGTTGCCGTCGACGAGCCCGTGGCCGTGGTTGTGATGGTGCCAAGTCCGGTGATGCTGCCGGGGAGGAAGTATTGCGGGGGCGGGATGATGTCCGTCGTGGACCACGTCCCGGTCGCGCAAGAGTTCATCGTCACTGTCTGACCAGATGGGGTGACCATCGTGTAGCCGCGCGCCGACTCGATGCACCTGGTCTGCCCGGTTGGGTGGGCGGCGTTGACCGTCGTGGCGTCCTTCTGGGCCGCGCCCGCGTAGCCTGCCCCGTCGGTTCCCTGGACGGTGGTCACGGCCCACGCAGCGGGCGGCAGCGCCAGCGAGGCGATGAACAGGCCGAGAAGGATTGCGCGTGTGCGTCTCATGCGAGCCTCCAGAGTGCAGCGATGCCGGCCATGGCGGCGACGAACGCGCCGGCAAGAATGGCGGCGTCAACGTAGATGTCTTTGCGTAGGGTCAAGAAGTCACCGCCTTGATAACCACGAATTGCAAGACAGGCGCCTCACTCGCCGATGTCGACGCCGAGTTGTTGCGGATGGTGACGGTGAACGAACCAGATGCCGGCGTGACCGCGATGGTGTAGAGCCCAAGCGTTCCACCGCTGGCGTGTTGGACGACTACCAGGTCAGTTGCCGCGACGAAGGTATTTGTCACGACGAACGCCTGCGACGTGACTGCCGCCAACGTGGTGGTGAACAAGGTAATTTGCCCGCAGAGCTTCGAGAGCGTGACGCCCGTGGTGCGGCTTGTCCCCTGGGTGACGGTGCCGCCTGCGCCAGTGCTGTACCCGTGGCCGCCACCGCTCGAAAGAATGGCCCCGGTCACGGTGAGTGATGTCCCGGTGGCAGCGCCGATTGCGGGCGTCGTAAACGCGGGACTGGTCATCGTCTGAACGCCGGTGAAGGTGTTGGCCGCATCGGTGCGCGCCACCGTGAAATTGGCATCTGGGACAGTGATGGTCCTCGCTGCCGTTGGCCCCGAGATGGTCAGCGCCTGCGTGATGGTCGGGACAGTAGTGGCCGAATCCGGGAGGGTGATCGTCCTTGCGGCGGTTGGCCCGGAAAAGGTGAGTTGCTGGGTCGCAGCGGGCACCGTCGTATTGGAATCCGGCAAAGTTACCGTGCGCGCAGCGGTCGGACCCGAGAAGGTAATCGTTTGCGCCGCCTGCGGGACATTGGTGCTTGAGCCGGGGAACGTGATCGTCGTGCCGTCGGTCCCGGCCAGCGTGAGCGAGTTCGAGACGTTCAAAACCTTTCCGCTCGCCGGATTCGGGTTGTAGGCGTCTACGTCCCACGTCCCTGCGGCGACTGATTTTGTCATCATGACAACGCGCCCACCCGCGCCCGGCCCGAAAATGTAGAGAATTGCGCCGCCGTTTGCCTGCAATGTGAGCGCACCCGTGCCCGACGTGGCGTTGTCGAACTCATATTCTGTGTCGGCGAAGGGCAATGTTGTTGCGTCAGGAAGAACGACGGTTTGAACGGACGACGATGAGCCGGTGAATACCTGTAACCGAGTGCTCGCGCTCGTGAGGGTCGTGGTGGTCCCAGTCATCGCCGTCGTGGTGAATCCGCGAGGCTGCACACTCAGAAGCGTCTGGGTCTGCGCCACCGTGAGGGCGAGCGGGGCTGCCGGGCTGCCGGTGTTGTTGCCTTGGATCGAGTTGGCCGCAAGGTTGGCTTGTTTGGCCAGCGTGACAGAGGATGCCTGGATCGTGTACGCGCCAGTGGATGAGACGAACACGTCACCGCTTGCCGCCACCGAGGCGTAAGCCGTTCCGCCAGCGTTGCCCACGAGCAGGTTGCCCGCAGCCGGAACAGTGTTGGGGACGATGCTCGCCAAGGTCTGGGCCGCGTTGGTCACGCTCCCCAAGCTCACGTCCGAGGCCGTCACCGTGACGTTGCTCGAAAGCGCGTGGCCGTTGACCGTGGTCGAGGTCGCCACGTCGCCGGTCAAGTGCGTTGTCGACGTCGGTATGTACGGTCCGCCAGGTAGGTCACCGGACACCGCAATGCTAGGCGCTCCGGTCCCAGTGGTGTTCTTGAGCAGTCCTGTGCCGAGACCCGCAAGTGAGGTGCCGTTGATCTTGGTGACGGTCGTGGACAGCGCGCCAGTGCTCCCCGTGGCCGTCACGTCGCCAGTACATGAGATCGTCTGGTCGCCAGTATTCGCGCCTGAAAGCGTCGTGATCCCGAGCTTCGTCTTGATCGTCGAAAGCGTTTCGTCTCCCGTATTCGACCCGCTCACACCGTCGACCTTCGTCTTGTCCGCGCCAGACATGAGCCCGGACGCTCCGGCCGCCACGACGTTTGCGATGGGGTCGCTGCCCGTCGACACGTGCGTCGAGGCGTGCGCCGTTGGGGTGCGAGAGTCGCTGAGCCGCGAGTCGTTGCCAATGGTGACGGTGCTGGAAGTGCTGCCGGTGGGCAGATAGGTGATCGCCACCTTCCCCGTGCTGTCCAGGGGGCAGAACATCGACCATCCGCTGAGGGCGGGACCGGACAGCCCGACGACCGCGAGGGCCAAAACTACGAGAGCAAGAATCCGTTTTCTCATCATACTGCACCTTTCAAAATCCACTGTGTGCCACCAGGGCCAAGCTGCCACGTGAGCTGTGCTCCGGCCGGAGCGGTGAGGTCACCGTTGGCCATCGAAAACGGAACCACCGGGGAGACGACAGAGCCCCCATTGCGCACGATGCGCCCAGAAGCCAGCGCCAGATAGAAGATGTCACCCGGTTGCAGGCTGCCCGGCGACATGCCGAGAAAGTCCTCGGCGCCCGTGGCTTTGAGGCAAAAGTACCCGGACGGGATGGTAAGCGATCCCGTTACCGTCGCCGTGTCCGGGCCGAATGGCGTGTGAGGAATAGCAGCGCCTCCTGGCGACTTGGCCGCACCGTTCTGCGCTTTGATCACAAAGACGCCGGCTGCCTGGTCGTACTCCAGCACGTCCCCCACGTCGAGGGTGAATGACAGCACGGCGATGGAGTTGACCACTAGCGACCACGTGATCTGTCCCGCTGTCGTGTTTTGCAGTCGGTAGGCAAGCATTCGGCGAGTGGTCCCGGGCGCGGGCGCAGACATCACCGTCACGGGGGATGCGCCGTTTAGCTGCGTGGGTGCTATCGAGGCATCACCCGTCACGCCACCTGCGACGGTAGAATCGACGTAGCTGCCCCAGAAGTAGGGGTTCGCCGACGGGGTTCCGCCGAGCTTCGCTTGTAGGGTGTCTGTCGATTGGATCGAGATCATGTGGTCACCCCAGCAGCAAAGAGATATATCGGACCATGGCGGGATTGGCGCCGCCGCCCATTGGAATGTCGCCCGGACCGAGCAAAGAGTTGCCCCCCACGGTTTTGATGTTCGTCCCGCTGACAAGAGTCGCTTGCTTGGCCGCCAGCGCTGACGCAAGGTCGGTCTGCGCCGAGAGCGTGCCCGTGATGCTGCCCCATGCAGCGGAGACACCGCCCGAGCTTGCACCCGCGCTGCCCGTGCCGATGACGATGCTCAGCCCCTGGACAAAGAACACGTGCGCGGCGTCGCTCGATGCGATGGCCAACTTAACCGGCAGCTTTCCGCCTGGGTTCGTGACGCTCGCCTGAAGCAAAATCTGCGTGTAGGCGCCCGTCCCCGTGTAGGTCATGGTCGCGGCGGTCGTGCCGTCGGGGTTGTCCTTGGTGCCGCCGACCATCACAGCTATCGTCCCGGTGGTACCAACGTCGGCCTTCGCCCAACCGTTCAGCTCGACGGGGATGGAGCCGGTGGGCAGGTTGTCGAAGTCGCCTACCGTCTGCGCGGCCGCTGGGACCACGGGCGTCGTGCTCAGGGTCGGATAGGTGTCGACCAGGGGGACGACGATGGATCCACTCGGGGTGATACCGGCCATCGCGAGCGCGAAGGGGCACTTGATCCACGTGGCGTGCGACGGGTCGCTATAGCGCAGAAAAATCGTGACCGGCGTCGGCGAGGTCGTGCTCAACACCGGAATCGCGACGAGCTTTGACGTTGGTCCGAAAGGGATGTCGGCCGCTTGATTGTACTGCGGGGCCATCGGGACAGCAGACATGGTGAGCGGCGGGGAGACAATCTCGAATAGGTCAGTCCCTACGCCTTCGTCGTCCTTCAAAATCTTCCACTTGAACACCGTTACGCCTGTCGAATCGTCGTCGACGTAGACCTCGGGCAGATTCGCAGTCCAAAGTCCAGCCGGCAGCGAGCTGAGTCCAGGCGTACCCGCCAAGGTGATGAAGCTCTGCGGCCCCTCGGCATCGCCAGATAAGTATGTCCACGACATATCGAGCGTCTCGTTGCTGGCGCCTTCGCTGGTGAGCTGCGGGCCGGTCAGAAGCTCGAACTTGTCGGTCGGGGTGTAGCTCGACGAAACCGAGAACGTCAGCGCGGTGGTGTCGACCACGATTGGATCCGCCGTGGTCAGGGTGAAGAAATCGCCGTTGTGCTCGGCATTGCTGGGTCCATCGATTTGCACAGTCATGCCGCCGCAGATGGTCGCTGGGGTATTGGCATCGGGTGCGCGCTGGATGATCGCCGGGTGGGTTAGGTCGCCAGGATTGACCACCACATAGATGCCGTATGCCTGCGGCTCGTCGGGACCGAATGGTGTAGAACTCCATGCGAGCAGACGATCTCCAGCAGCGGCCATGATGTCGTCACCACCCGTCTTGCTGATCAGTAGGTGCGAATAGAGAGTGCTCTCTCCGACGACAAATCCATTCATCTGCCAGGTATAGAGCGCACCAGGCGAACGTGACCAGGTGAGGTCGAATCCCACCCCTTCGCCGTGTTGCAGAAGTCCTCGACAACTCGTGCGCAGCTTCGCGTCTGGCACCTTCGCCGTGTAGAGAGTCGAGGCGACGGTCGGCGAAGACGCTGCCCCAACAACCAGGTTCGTGATGTTGGTAATCAGCGTTTCGTTGTTGGTGATCGAAGTGATGAACGTCGGGTCGCTGACGATGGCTGCAACATCGGCGGGCCAAATTTTTGACCAGTCGAGCGGCCCGTAGTCGACCTTGATCCATATCGCCACGGGTAAGTCGGTGAGTGGGTCGATTTGAAGACTAACCGTGTCCGGTGGATACGGAACAGAAATGTCGTCTAGGTAATACGGATTCACCGAAGGATCGAAGGTAATTTTTATCCACTTGTGCTCATAGTACAGGTCGAGAATGTTCCCGACCGCGCGCCAAATGGGTACACCGTTCGCCAATGCCGTGGTAATCGACGTCGCTATGATGTCGCCGGCCAGTTCTCCATGTGTACTTGGGTCGGTCACTCCCATTGTCGCCTTAGTATCCGAGCAGCCTCACATATGCGGTGGCATTCGGCCCCGATGCCCCAGCACAATGGATGCGTACCAAATTGTTCCCAAGTTTCTCCGCCCAAGCTCCAACGCCGGGAGCTACTGCGCTGGTTGCCTGCACATTCTGGATTCCAGATCCAAACGCTATGGGCGCTGACAGCGTTACGTCCACATATCCCGGAGCAATGGGAATGTTTGTAAGCGTGAACGCCAGGTCGCGCACTATAGTCGAGTATCCTAAACGCACATCAAGCACGTCAGCCACGTTCCCGGCTGTCAGACTAATTCCAGTTGAGGAATAGAAAACGGTCATGTTCGGATTACCCTGTATCAAGTTAACCACGTCAGAATCAAGGTGCGCCCAATGCGACCAATAGGTCGGCGATGCGTGGGGCTCATGTGGGCTAGCATGGCCGTTGGCCAGGATGCAAACGTAGCTGTCCCCATCGGACGGTGCGAAAACTACGTCATTGACGACATAGTCCACGTCTGACCGATACGCGGGGATGCCGCTTCCCCACGCCGCCCATTTAGTGGGTGAATTCCCTGGGCTGTTGGAGCCTGACCCGTCACCGATGGACGCCACCACGCACACGAACGTCCTGCCCACGCCGCCACCCCACTGCACGCGGTCACCGACCGAGTATGTCTCGTTGGGGTCGTAGTCAGTAAGCCCACGCGCGGAAAGATAGCGCCCAACCGCATCGCACTTGTTGAGGATCCAATTCATCCAAGAGAATGGTGGACATGCACTCGCGGCGGTCCATCCGGTATCTTTTAGGCCACCTGGATCGGCTATACCTGTATCTCCGGCGGGCGCAGCGTTTGCCCAGATGTCAGAAAGGGTCGGCTTTGCGATGCTCATATCAGAAGCTCCTTGCCCAATGGCCTGTGCCTGAAAGGTGGGACGAATTGAAACCAAGCGCGCCCGTGAACAATGCGACGCCTGGATTTGAAGAAGAAGAGAACCCAAAGCACCCGGCGTTTTGCCAGTAGGTCAGCAGTGCAACGCCAGAAGGACGCGGCATGATTCCGCCCTTGAGCTGGCGTTGCCCCGATGGGATCGCGAAGATGCCCGCTTCCCAGTCGTTTACCGCGCGCCCGATGGCTACGAGGGTGGTCATAAATCCGATCTCGCCAATCTTCACGGCGCTAGCTGAGGTCAGGTCAGGCATGATGATTTGGATCGACTGGAGAAGCTGCGGGACGGTTCCGCCCTTCACGAAGTTGCGGAAAATCTTGGCATTGATGAGCTTCAGATATTGCGCATCCGTGAGCGTCTGGGGCGACGTGGTGAGCCCTGCCCCCGGTACCACATTGGTAACTCCGACGATGCGCCCAATGGTGGCGAGCTGCCCCGTTGTTCCGCCCTGCGCCCCGTGCGTGTTCACGGGGTACGTGACGCCGCCGTCTGGCGTGTAGCTCGTATCATCAAGTGGGTTCAAGTATCGCTGGATGCGTTGGAAAAGCAATTCCAGATCGTTGGCCATGCCTCCCACGCCGACGATGAGCGTTTGCAAGGATGGGCTCTTCGCGTACTGCGCGCACAGCCGCCCGAGTCCCTGCGTGAGCGGGTTCCCTGCTTGGCCGATGTACTCTTGTACGGGACTGGACATCCTAGCTCCCGTTCACCGTGACGGTCGAGATGGTGACGAATGAGCCAAATGGCACGGGCAGGCTATTGGGCGAAGTCGTCCAGGTTGATCCAGCGTTCGCGCTAAACTCCATGTCGACGAAGTCGAATCCAGGAACGACGCCAAGGAACGACGAAAGCACGTCGGTCCAGGAAAGCGTTCCTTTGTCGTCTCCGCTGATCGGAATGTTAGGCCGACCCGTGCTGATATTGGATCCGCTCGCCCAGTTGGCAATCGCCTGCTTGATTTGGGTCGCGCCATCGGTCGGGAAGTTCATGCGCTGGTTGATATTGATCCGGATCAAGACCGGCATCGCAGTCGCCACGTCGTACTGAATCAGGTGTGAGTTGCCCACCTTGTCCAGTGGGTACTTCGATGTCCCGCCCTGCGTGTTGCACCCGTTCCCCTTCAAGGAAAAGATCGTATTTGCGATTGGGTCCGTACTTGATCCAGTCAGAGATGGATCGGCGCTGCCACCTGGCACCACCTCAACGATGGCCCGCACGGTGTTCGCGTTGATGGTGTTTGTCCCCACCATGTACGCCGAGGGGAGGTTGTTTTCCCACACGACCGCATCGATTACGGCCGCGGAGCCGTTCGGCTGCTTCAGCGCTTTCAAGGCCGCTTGGATTCCGTCGGCCATGCCCTGCGATGCGATGACGGTGGCCTGCTGTCGTCGCACGCGAAGATTCGGATCCGCCTCTGCGATGGCACCGGGAACGCCTACCGTGTTGGTCACAGAAGCGATCCCCGCGGTGATGGTCACGATCTGAGTCAGCACGCCAGCTCGGGGAGGGCCTCCGCTCGCGAGCGGCCCAATGGTTGTACAAATGAGCGTACCAAGGACAGTGCCGCCACCGCCGATGGTGTACTGCGCGTTGGGAGACTGGGGCGGCATCCATGAGGTTTGGTCGTCGGTACTCTTGACCGCGAACGTGTAGGGCACAACCGTGCCAGGCGTCCCGGTGAACGTGACCGGCGCCGAAGGGTAGCTCTGGCCGTTCTTCGTGATGCCCGTCAGGTAGGCAAGATTCGCGAGCATGTTCCCGGTGGCGCCGTTTGGGTTCGCCAGGTTTAGCGTATCTCCAGCGATGCCATTCAGGTCATCGAATATCTCGGCCAAAGAACCGATCACGTTGCCATCGGCTGACCGTGGGTCGACGTCAGCGTCTGCGCCAAAGGCGCTCTGCCAGATGGTGTTTAGTGCGCTCACCACGTTGGCCAGAGAGGTTTTGACAAAGCCCGATGCGGTCAGTTGCGAGTTGAACAGCGACATTATGGCAAGGCTCCCGCGACGCTGAATGCGCCACCGTTCTCTGTCACGCCGCTTGCGGTGCAAGTCGCCGCGCGCGAGGTGTGGTTGAAGTTCAGCGAAAAAGCAGTCAGCGAGTTGACTCCAGGCACGCTCAAGATTGCCGCCTTGATGAGCGCTTCCGCGCGCGCAAGGTCAGCGGGGAACACCCCCATGATGGGTGTCGTGGTTGAATTGGGCTGCGCGTACCAGGGTATTCCGCGGGTCACGTCGAGGAACCACTCGCCAAGGATTAGCTGAAGCTCGCACGAAACGGATTGCTCAATCGCCGGGTCGCCGGTAAGGTAGCTGTTGAGGCCGTGTCCGCCCGCAACGTCCCAATATGCCCCCGCGCCCGATCCAACCTTGATGAGATTGCGGCACTTCATGTCGCCCCCGCCAGTACTCGCAGGGAGGGAGAGACGCCGCCCCCGAATGAGCCGTGCGTCGTGCCAAGGATGGGACAGGGGTGCGCGCCGAGAAGCACGCCGTTCAGCTGCGACGTTGCGCCAGGCTGAGCGTTGAGCTTGATCATCCCCGTGGCCGAGCTGGCAGTGATGTCACCAGCGCTCGACTGCACGGTGATATTCTGCGAGCCGTCGATCTGAATCGACGCCTGCCCATCCAGCGAGCGCAGCTCGACGGCCGAAGCATTCAGCCCCGGCGAAACCTTCGCGATGCCTGGATTACTGGAGAACCCTACGAAGGCGAAGGCGTCGGAAAGGTCGTGTGTGCGAAGCTCCGAGGGAAGCTGGCTGCCGCCGTTCTTCCACCAGAAGTCAATCGCGCGCTCCGAGAACACGAGCAGGCATTCGTCTCCTGCAGTCACGGGAAACGACAGCACAAAGCCACCCCCACGCGGGAAGAACACCGGCACGTCGACCAGCTTGGGAATGTCAACCGCGCCCTGGCCGCGAAAGAGCTTCTGGATTCCCGGCTGCACCTGTACCGTCTGCGTGCCAGGGTCGTAGCTTGTCACCGTGCCCGGCATGCTGGTGTGCAGGTTCAGCCGCTGCGCTTCCAGGGCGGCATTGAGCGCGGCTTCGTCGTCGTCGCAGGCGGCGTCGAGTTCTTGAAGCTGTTGAGTGAGATCGTCGCTCATGTCAAAAATCTCGGTTCATTGCCGCACTTTCGGACAGTCGACCCGTTGAAACAAGTTCTCGGATTTCCTTCTCACTGGCAACTGCACTCACGGCTCCCTGTCGCGCCGCCCACCTGATAGACGCAGCCCGCGATTCTGGAATATGGGATGGCGCCTCTTCACCTTTCTCTGCCTTGTTTTGAGTAGGCGAAGCGGTTGCGCCAGGCGGCGTTGGTTGCGCCTCCTTGGTTTCACAGGACCTCGCGTGCCTTATGCGTTGCAAATTGTTGCTCACGAATGCATTGCAGCTTTTGCATCGTAGGGTTGACGAACCATGCCCATGATCTACAAGTTCAACTCCGGCGTTTGCTCCCGAATGCTCTACGCCCGCTCCCCCGCCGCCCTCCCCGAACTTTCCGTCAGCATCGCGAGGCTGGTCAGGATTGAACCCGTCAACGATGCGCCTGGCACCCTTGACGCCATCCCTCGCTAGCCGTTTGTAAAAGTTCAGATCCATGGTCATCCTCACATCATCAGATCATCATCCGGGGTCGAAGACATCGGAACCCCGGCCTTGGAAGGAATCGGCGAATCGAGCGCCACGCACATACATTCACAGTACCAGTCCGGCCCGCGGGTGTCACCAACCAGCTTGACCGCGTAGACCTTGTAGACGCCGTCAGGGTCGAGCCGAACCGGCATCTTGGGGCCTTTTAGCTTGTGTTTCTGGCCCTCGATGCTTGCCTTGAGGTGCTTCTGCTTGACGTCGTTGTTCTGTAGCCAGAGCTTGCACCCTGGGATAATGCGCGGGTCGAGCATGCACTTGATCTTGATGCCCTTGTTGTTCACCTCGGGGGCGCCGAGAAGCCCGGTTTCAGAGCTGATCGCGATGGCCACGCCGGGCAGTACGGAATCGACCGGGACCAACACCATCGAACCGTTTTGGATCGACCAGTGGCCGTCGCTGTCCTTGGCGATCTTGTCCATCACGTCGCGTGCGTTCCCCGAGTAGGTGCGCCCGCGAAGCCGCTTCGTCTTGAGCTTCTTGCCGGCGACGCGCCCCATGGTGGTTGCCCGCATGCTGGTTGTCAGGCTTCGGATCGTATCTTCGTCGTCATGGCCAGCCGTCAAAGTGAAGTTCACGAGGGCGCCGCGGAAGTCCTTGTCGCCATCGCCCGCGTTGATCTCGCTGATGTGGTCGTTCTCCTCGCGGTAGAAGTGGGTGAAGCGGATGTTACCGCGAAAAAAGGTGCGCACCTGACCGCGATAGCCGCCCTGGAGAATGACGTCGTTGAACTCGCGATCGATCTGACGCTCGTGGGTTTGGTTGAGGTTGTAGACCTTGATCAGTGCCTGGTTTGGCGTGCGATAGATCGTCTTGGTGATCTCGAAGGTGATACGCAACCCCGGGGAGTTGTCCTTCGGCATGGCGTCGATGAGCAGACCCGTAGCCGGCGAGACGTCCCCGTTTCCGTCCTTGCCCACGAGAAGTTGCAAGGACCGGAGAAACTTCGGGCCATCGTTCTTGAGGACGTACATATTCGGCCCCCACTGCGTGCTCATGGCGACGGCACACTTTCACCAGGCGCGAGGTAGACAACGACCACGCGCGTCCCCAGGTCATCGTTGAACGCGCCCACCGGGTCGGCATCGAGCATCTGGTACGCCGGGATAGTCAACTGGGACGTCGAGATGGCTGGACCAATCCAAGACAATGGCGTCGATGGATCGTTGCTTACGGGGCCAAGCACCCACGCGGGCGAGGCCGCCAAGTCGACCGCGAACAGACTCCCGATGTTGAGCCCGAACGGAGCCAGCATGTCGCAGCCGAGCAGGATAGGCACGCCGGCAACTAGCACTTCCTCGGTTGCCTTGAGCGATAGGTCGAACGACCACACGCCGTTGCGGTCGTTGTAGTTCGCCGCGAAGCCGTACTCGGTGCCGTTCAGGGTGCAACTGAAAGTCTGCCAAGGGTCGGAGGTGAATGGGATTACCTGTGGCATCACAGCCCCACAATCTGCGCCATGATCGACGTCGGCTTGGCCTGTTGGCTCGATATCTCTTCGGCTTCCTTTTTCCCATCACCTGCCGGCGGCGCCGCTTGCCGCTTCGTCTTCTTCGGCCCGCGCGGCGGGTAGACCACCAGCGACGTGGTGGCGAACTGCACCGGGATGAGCTGGATTGTCGCCCGCAAGATGCCCGCGCTGTCCTTCTTTTGCTCGGCCGAGCCGTCGGCGAACATCATGTTCTGATAGAGCCTCAGGCCGGTCTGGACATCGAACACCACGAAGCTCGCTGCCTTGTCTAGAATCGCCTGCCAGGCCACCACAGAACGTTTGGTGCTCTGCCCGCTGGTCCAGGTCTGGCCGTGCAAGGGAAGCCCGGTCGCCGTGTCGACGAACGGGGTATCGCTGACGGTGATCTCCAATTCAAGCGGCACCTGTGCCACATAGGCGTGGTCCGCCAGGCTTTGGCCTGTCTCCACCGGGTTCTTGGTAATTTCCACGTGGAACTGATGCTTCTCGCGAATGACCGAGTCGAAGATCATCACGTCGGCGAGCCCGCTCACGGGGTCGGTGCCGAAGTCGAAGCGGCGAGGGATGATTGCGGTGGTTGCCATTAGTGCGCCCCGCCTTGGCCGTTGCGTGCCTTCACGCGCGCGGAATCGCGCCCTTGGGAAATGCCACGGGCTTCAAGCTTCGCGCTGAACTCGCGGAACAGCTTTTCCGAATCGTCCCGCCCAAGCTTTGAGCCGTCGATGTGGAAGTGGAGATCACCCATCGTGATGACGTTAGACGTGGCCGATCCGCGCATCCCGCCGAGGAACGGGGAAACAGATCCAAGCCCTGGCATCATGGCCGCCCCGGCGCCCACGTAGCGCCCATAGGCTGCGCGCTCCGCTGGACCCTGTGGCCCGCGCGCGTTCACTGGCCGATGGTCAGCATTGAAGGCAGCGTTGCGCGTAGCCGCGTGGTTCTCGTTCATGGACAGGTCGACGCCAAACAGTTTGGCCGCCCAGCGCAGGGGGGCGTCCAACTTGTTGACGAACCAAGCGACCTTGTCCGCGAGTGAATCCCAAGCTTCCTCGAACCACTGCATGAGCGGATTCCAAGCATCCTTGATGGCCATGGCAGCGATGACGATGCCGCCGATCGCGAAGGCAAAGACGCCGACCGGCCCACTCCCGAGGGAGAGCGCAAGGAACGCGGCGCCAAGCACGTCAAGCGCTACCACCATGACGTCGACCGCCTGGGGGAACTCCGTCAGCATCCATCCGGTGACGCTCACGCCTCCCTGATGGAATACCCACAGGTCCTCGGCCACCAGAATCAACAACCCGAGAACGCCAGCGGTGAGCACGCCTTGGATCGCCTTGAAGCCGGTCGCGAGAAGTTGCGCCGTCGCTGCCCCTTTCCCGAGCGCGCCCACCACGCCCATGATCTTTGTCCCCCACTCCATGAACATCATCCCGTACTTGTGCGCGTAGATGACGGCGAACACGGCCAGAATCTTGTCTAGGTTTCGCGCGAGCGCGCCCACGATCTCTACCACCTTGTTGATGGCGTCGCGCAACTTGGCGACGTTCTTCTCATTGCTCACCCACGCTGTGAACTTCTTCAGCAGGTCGTTGACGGTCGGGAAAAGTCCGACGGCGAGACGGTCGCGCAGACGCTGCACCGCCTGGCCGGCCTTTTTGAAACCTTCCTCGGTCTTGAGGGCGTTCTCATAGTCCTTGTCGCCGAAGGGATTGGCCTTTTGAGCCGCGCTGGCCATGCGTTCGAACTCGGCGCGCCCCTTGGCCAAGATGGGAACGATGGCCGGGTCGAATCCAAGGCGCGAGCCCAGCGCCATCTTCTGCGCGAGGCTGGGCAGCTTGGCCATCTTGTCGGCTACGTCGCCAAGGAGCTGGTTCATCGGCTTGACGTGGCCCTCGCTGTCCTTGACCTGGATGCCGAATCGCTTGAAGATCATCGCCCCGCGGCCCACGCCTTGCGCGGCCTGGCCGGCCATCATGGTCATCTGGCGAAGCCCGCCCTCCATGGCCTCCATAGATGAGCCATTCTCTGCCGCTACTCGCCCAAGCGCCGCGACCTCGCGGGCGTTGATGCCCATCTGCTCGCCGAACCGCTGGATGCCGCCCATCTTCTCGGCGGTGCCGCGCACCATGCGTTCGAGGCCGTAGACCGTGCCAGCGACGGCGGCGCCCACCGCGAGCATGCCGTGCTTTAACGTATCGGTGGTCTTGGCGTACTTCTCCAGCCCTTCGGGTTCAATCTTCCACCCTAAGCTGACAAAAAGCGCGTCGATTATTGTGGGCATTTTCCATCTCGCAAGTGAACGCGATGCTCGCGCAGCCTGACCTCGATGGCCATGGATTGCCCAACGTACCGATCTCCCGTCGCCAGGTTTCGGATTTGGTAGAGGCCAGATGTTCCTATTCTTGCCATGGTCTACGTCTGCGGCTTGTTCACCCTGTCGAAACGCCTCTGGTTCTCTTCCTCGATGTCCATCGCCTCGTGCATGTCGGCGAGGTCATCTATGGAGTACGTCCCATCTTGGAGTTCTCGCAGGGTGCAAAGCGGCGGGTTTCTCAAGATGGGCCTCCAGATTGCGCGGTCTATGTTGGCCGGTAGCGCCGGCTCGAATGCTATGGCGTCGTCGTCGGTGGGCTCGAACCCGAGGGGCTTACGGGAAAAAAACGGCTGTAGTTCACCTTCAACCCCTCGAAGAACACCTTCCACATGGTGGCCGGGTCGGAGTCTCCGAACACGGCGTCGATGGTGCGCGGCTCGATGTCGTTGCCCTCGCACGTGGTGTAGGCGAAGACGACTTCCATCAGCTTCAGAACCTGATCACCGTCGGAGCTTTGAATAATGCCGGTGACGATGGGCCCGAGCGCGTTGGCAATTGCGATGATATCCCTGGAAGCGAAGATCGCTTTCCACTTGTCCATGTCCTGGGTAAAGAGAAGCTGAATCTCTGGCCCAACCAGCTTGAGCAGTTGCACTTGCAACGGGACCGACTTGGTCGGCGGGATGCGGCCGAAAGCGTACTCTCGGCCGTCGATGCGTTTGATGGGCGCCGAGGCCACGGGTTACACCCCCAGCAATTCGGCGATGGCCGCGGGTGTGCCGGAGAAGGAAGGATCCCCGAGTTCGAGTTTTCCACCCTCAAAGAGTAGCGTCCACTCCGTCTCATTCTGCTTCCCGCCACGCTTGATCGGGGTGTGGTTCTCGATGCATCCGACGGTCGTGACGCCGAAGTCTTGCCGGCGGGCATCTTGAAACCCAATGGTGATTTGTCCGTTCTGCCCCGGCGTCTGCTGCCGGTTGAACATCTTGGACAAGATAGCGTTCATGGGCGAGAGCTGCGAGAACTTCCAGGTCACCTTGATCGAGTTGTCCGCGCTCGTGCTGATGCTCGCGAGCCCATCCACACCGATGTCCATCTCGACGCCGGGGGAGCGGCGCTCGAACTGGAACACGTCATCGCCCTTGCCCCACCCGGTCAGGGGAACGTTGTTGTAGCCGTACCCGCTGATGACGGTGGTGATTGTGCGCCAATCGAAATTCTTCATGGGTCAGCTCCTAGCGTTGGAAGATGATAGTGGGGGCGCAGTATTGGATCGCGCCTGCGCCGCAAACGAGAATGGTGATGGGGGGAGCCTGTCGCGCCGCCCTCTGTGCTGTGGTGAGTGATGACACTGGGGCCGCATAGACGTAGTAACCGCGGGGCAGAACGTCGAGCGTGTTGACGTTCCCGACGCCCTGGAAGGTCCAGATGCCAGGCGCACAGAGCCCGGCCGACTTGGCTTGCTCCATGACGGTCGTGATGGCGTTGACGAGCATCGCGGATCCGCTGTCCGTCTGGGGGATGCGGCTGCCGCTGGTCGCCGCCTGTTGCATGGCATTGAAGACGGCCACCTGGACGTTGCTTTGCAGCCAGTCGAGCGCGATACCCTCGTCCTCGAATCGACCGTCACACGCCTGCCCTCGCGCCAGCATGGCCGTGTTTCCGAAGGTGGCATAGACGTTGCCATTCCATCCTGGCGTCACGCCGTCGAAGGTGCCGGTGATGGTCGTGAGCTGCGATTGAGTCAGCGTCGAAGCAGACAGCGCCGCGAGCGACTGAAACATGAAGGTCTTCATGCTGTTCGGCGCGCCAAGGTTCATCGTCGAAGCGATGGCCATCACGCCAGCGTGCGCGGTGCCGTTCGCGTCCGATGCGGAATCAGAATAGATGCCACATGCGCGCGGGGTGGATACGCCGCCGACAACGCCGACGGTTCCGCTCAAGAAGGCCAGCAGGTTGACGGGAGGACTCGCGGGCGCGAGGCAGTCAGCTTCCTGCGTGACGAAGAAGAAACGCAGCCCGTTCGCCTGGCAGAACGCAGCGGCCAGCTTGACGTTCGCCGCGGTCGTGGCAGGCTCGCACGCCACCAGGTAGAAGTTCGGATCGTAGTTGAATGTCGCCGTCATGGCCGCCGTAATGCTGGCGTCCGCGCTCAGCCAGAGCCCGACCTTGATCGAAGCTGGAGCGGGAGACTGCGAGAAGTACGCGGCGACGAAGTTCTGCAAGGCCGTGTCGCTGCCGAAGTCGGTTGTGACCGCAGCGGCGCCCGTGTAGCTCGCCGTCCGCTGACCAGCGGCCCACGCGGCGGGCTTCGCGGCCTGCGCCGAAGTCAGAACGAGCCCGATGTTGAAGTTCTTCGCCGACTGTGGCGTCGCCGTCACTTGCAGCGTGACCGGGACGACGTTGTTTAGTGAGAGTGTGCTGGCCATGTTTGGTTTCCTTTGGTTGAGATCACGGCTGCGCTACCGTAAGGACTCGGATATCAGGCGCTGGCTGTCCCGGCGAGGCGAATTCCAGCGAGATGCCGACGTTCGCGAAGGTGTTGAGGATGAGGGTTTCGCTGTTGGGAATCGTGAAGGTAAAGTCGACCGAGCCGCGATCTTCGAAGTAGGCGCTATTCACCAATGCGGCCACGTTGCGCGCGGGAGAGTTGTCCTCGATGCCAAGGTTCATGGTGTCCATGAGATTGAGCATGTCTTCTTGGCCAAGACGAGACGCGAGCCGCGCCGCCTTGTCGAAAGCACCGAGGCCGAACGTAGCGAGTCCAGCTCCATCGGGATTCGGGTTCGCGTGGCGGAAAAACTGAATCGAAGTCGTGAACGTGTAGATGTTGTCGTTGGTCTCGACGGTCTGAGTAGTCGGCGTGGCCGTCGCCCAGTGGGTGTTGTCGGTAGCCGGACCGGCGCCGCCCGTTACCGCCATGATGCACAGGTAAGAGTTGGCGCCGACCGAGACGAGCGCGCCGTAGGCGTAGGCAAGTGTCACGTCCCACGCGGGATAGACCGCGGTCAGGTATGATTTGTTCCCGGTGCCGAAGTCCGAATAGCTCGACATGATCCGGACAGTCGCGTACTCGTCCTCGTCGCTTCCCGCTGGGCTCTTTTGGTCAGCGGGTCGGACGCTGTTGGGCGCCATGCCGTAGGCAGTGCGCACGAGGTAGCAGATCAGGAACTCGGCCGCGTCCTTGAAACTGTTGGCGACAAAGCTCATGGTGATCCCTCCGGGAGTAGTCGCTGCGCAAGTGCCTTGATCATGCCGTGCTTGTAGAAACCCTCGACATGCAGCACCTGGAAGGTGTGGCCCATGTCGTTGATCAACACGTCGCCGATGGTAGAAGACCCATCGCCAGCGCTCACGGGAACCGATGAGTAGAAGGCCCTGACGTCCGAAAGTCTGACGCCATCGGGGAGAAACTGCGCATCTTCGGTGTTGGCGGGCTGGATGATTCCCGCAACGGTCAAATCATCGTAGGACTGCTGGGCGATGCCTTCGCCCGAGTAGGTCGTGGTAGGCCGGCGCCGTGTGAAGGTGGTGCCACCCAAGTCGAAGTCAACGACGATGTCGGAAACGTCGACTCTCATCGGACTACCCTCGCGTTTGCGGATTCGGATCCAGCCTCAATCCAGGTGATCGACTGCCGAAGGTTCCCGCTTGCAATCAGTGGCCGAGAGCTGGCCTTGCCGAAACGGCGCTTACGCGCGTCGATGGTGGATTGCTTGAGCGGTGCAAAGTCTGCCGTGGTGAACTCGCGCTTGACTTCGCCGGCCGCCAGCGCCCCGAGTTGCCCCATGGCCTGGCTGACCGTCGATTCACCTTGCACCACGGCGCGAAGGTTCTTCTCGTTGAGCGCGCTAAACTTGGGCATGCCTCGGCGAATCCCGCCGCGAAGAAAAGAGCGCTCTGGGATGTTCTGCTCTGGTGAGCCGAATTCGTGAACTGCGGCGATCATCGCCATGGGGGTGCCGTCTTCTTCAGGCTTCGCGCCCACGGGAACGCCCACAAGAACGCTCTTGTTTGCGTCCTTCATGCGCTGGCGAAGCGCCTTCAGTCCAGGCAGCGCGCCGCCGCTAGACTTAACTGAGAACGACACGCTCGCCCCCAATCTGCATGCCACCAATCGTTGGCCGTTCGCCAGCGACAGTCATGCGCGTGAGCGTCCAGCGCGGCTCGGCGTCTGCCGGTGCTGTGTCCTTGACCTGCGTCTCGGTCACGGCCGGCGCGGGCGTCGGGATTGCCTGCGTCCTGTGATGATGCTTGCTCACCAAAGTACCTCGTCGAGTCCGTCGGCCGCCGCGAAGCTGCCCGCCGCAATGGTGCCGCCCAACCCGACCATGTCGCGCAGCTCGCAGTAGCGGCGCCCGTAGTCGGTCAAGAGGAACGTGTCGGAAAGCTGCTTGTTAAGTATCTGCGAATCAAACGAAGTCCCGACAGGGCCAACATGCTTCTCGGTTGTATTGCCGCCGTTCATCTGGACAATGCCCCTGGCCGCTCTGGCCTTGCTCACCACGATGCTGTGGGCAACGTAGCAAGAAAGGCCCTCCGAATACCAAGACCCCCAGCTCCCCACATCAAAGAATGGGGTCGCCGCGTTCAAGAACTTCTGAACGTAGTCACCCGTCAGCGCGGAGAATTCGCCGTCGGGAAACTGGGCCTGGAATTCGGAGGGCAGCACGGGGTTAGCTCTGTTGATCGGCCTTCAGGACGTTGTCCTGGTAGTAGATCGTCGAGGGGTATCGGACGTCGATTGGGCAGAAGCGGTAGCGACCGGGGACCACCACTTCATCATTGCGGGGCTGAGGAGCCAGGAAGGTCAGCGTCAGGGGCTGATGCATGATCAGGTATTCCGGGGACTTCGCGTAGTAGACCACGCGAGATGACACCTGACCGGCGGTGATGGCGGATCCGGAGTGCTTCAGAGCGCCAGCGTAGTTCAGCGAAGAACCCGCCGTGGTGATGGCGCTCCCCGTGGACTCGTCCTTGTCGGGAACGATGCCGTGAAATTGGATGTCGATGTTCCCTTGCAGCTTGCTCATGTTGTTCGCCTTGATGTAGGCGAGCAGGCTTTGCCCAACCGGCACGGTCACGCCGCTTCCAGTCGCGGAGAGGATTGTGTTGTTGAGCGCCGACAGTGCATCCATCGGGAGAGCGATGTCAGTCACCAGGGCGTTGGTACCCGATGCCGAGTACACCGCCGTGATGCCCAGATTGATGTCGGCCAGGATGGCGAGGGGCGACGTCGATGAGTTGTCCCAGTTGCCAGTTGGCGCGACCACGGGGGTAATCTTCGAGCTGGGCTGATTCCAGAACCCATAGAGCCCGTGGACGGTGTCACCGCGAAGCGCGATGTCCTGCATGTGGCGCTCGTAGCCGATCATCGCCGCCTTCATGCGGAAGTCGCTCAAGGGCTTCTTGAGCTGCTGCGATTCGATCAGCTCTTGGACGTTGTACTTGTAGCCGATCTTTCCGCCCTTGACCTCGATCAAGCGCCGGCCGAACTTGGCGTCGGCGAAAGGCATATCAGTTGCGTTGGCCGCAACGATCTGCCCCTTGCCGGTGCTCGTGTACTCTTCGGCCTGCACGCTGTCCGCCCACGGGGGAGCCTCGTAGGAGACGGGGATAAGGTCCTTGTAGACCACGGGGACGCGGAACTTCTCCAGCATCTTCGCCTCGGTGTAGGCGAGCTGGGAAATGTTCCACGAGAGGGGATCTGTCGAGTCGTAGGCGGCTCGCGTCCCGTCGAAGATGTACCCGAACGACTTCAGCGCGGCTTCGATTTGGTCGAAGCGGCTGGCGGCGTTGAGCGGGCGGCCATCTGCGGTGATGTGGTTGGTCAGTTCGACCATCCGGCCTTGCGGGTGGCCGTCGAACAGTCGCAGCGTGCGGCAGTCGACAGCGTAGCCCTTTGCGTCCTTTACCTGAGTTCTTGAGAGCAACATTTGCTGTGTCCTTTCCTTGCTGTGCCTGTTACGAGATGTATGGCGCGATGTCGCGACGGTAGACCGCCACAACGCCGAGCTGACCTTGGGACGTGGTGGTCTTCCACACGTGGCCCGGAACTGCGATGCGCGAACCGCTTGCGGTGCCGGCGGAGTCGCCTCCCACGTTGGTCGAGATGCCCGTCGAGGGCGAGTACGGGGTGACGAGCGCGATCACTTGATCGTTTTCGTTGACGTTCTCGGCCGCCATGCAAACAACGTCGCCAGTCTCGTAGACTGCGAACTCGTCGTTGGTCTTGTAGCCAACCAGCTTCGTGGACGGGTCAGCGCCGCGCTTGATTCTGCGCGAGCTGATGCCGACGGGACGAAGGTAGCCGGTCTGGAGCAACCCGGCGTTGTTGTCCGCGCCGGGGTACTTGGCGACGACCACGCCGAAGTCGACCATGCCAGCGGAGTCGAGTCCGTTGGTCGTTCCGACGTTGATGAACGTGCTCTTGGGGGCGTCGGTCTTGCCGTTCGCTTCCGCGCCGGGGAGCCCGATCTGCTGAACGTATCCGCCTACGGTATCGAGTAGAGATGCCATGTTCTTTGCCTTTCCTTTGAAGCCTTAGAGACGCTCAACCGGGCCGGTCGCCGTCCATGAAGTGGTGTTGCTGCCGAGGGCGCGTCCGACGGCTGCATCTTGGGCCGCGAGGGCGGCGTGCTTGGGGAGCGCCAGCAAGACTCCGAAGGTCGCCTTGACCTGGTCTTCCGTGGCCTTGTCGATGCCGGCGGCGCCGAACAGTTCGTCGGCAACGGCCTTGTTGGTGGCATCGCCACAAGCAACCGCGATGGCTGCCTTGCGGATGTCGTGCGAGCTGCCCTTGATGTCCAGCTCGGGCGCCAGCTTCTTGGCCGACTCAACCAGCGCGGCGCGGTCTGCGACGAGCGTGTCGATGTCGATGGCTTCCACCTTCGCCAGCTTGGCCTTGAGGGCGGTGATTTCTGTGTCATTGGCCGTGACCGACGCCTTGACGGCGGTCAGCTCGGCATCCTTGGCAGAAATCTTCGCCTTGTGCGTGTCGACGGCTTCGCTGAAGTCGGCGATCACTTGGTCGCGGTCTGCGGCCAGTTTCTTGACGTGGGTCTCGATGGCCTCGGCCGCTAGTTCGTCAATCTCGAACCGCGGCAGCCCATCCACTGCGATCTTACGTGTGCTCATGGTCTGCTCCTCTGTTTGGTTTTCACGGTCCGCGATTCGGCAAACAGGTCCGCCCCGCGGGACGTCGACGATGGCGACGTGATCCCCTAAAATTTCTCGCTGGTAGCCGTCGAAGCCTTCGCCCGGTGTCAGGTCGAGGTTGAAGCTATAGCCGCATGAAAGCGCGCCCTTGCCAGCGACTACCTTGCTGACCATGGCGCCGTCTTTGACGATGGACTTCCCGCCGAGCAGGTCGCCGTCGGCCTTGCTGACGTCGCGAACTTCGCCCTTGGACAGCTTCGCCCAGTTCTGCGCGTTCACGCCTCCGGACGGATGCCCATCGGTGATCGGCACGTTCTCGAAGCTGGCGACTGTCTCGGGGCGGAATACCTCGTCAGCCGTCCGCATGAGCCGCACCAGCGCGCGCGGGTCACCGTCAAGGCCAAGCTCGCCGCGGGTGTAGGTCTGCACGCCAGTCCGACCGATGATCGCGGGCGCGACGAGGTAGCCTTGCGGCGTGACCTCGCGCTTCGAGATCGTCGTGATGTCGTGGACCTGGCAGCGGGTGCTCATTACTTCTTGCCCTCGACTGCCGCATGCGCAGCTTGCTTGGCGTACGTCAACGCCTTCGCCAAATTGCCTGCTCTTTCGTGCCCCTCGCTTTGCTTAGCAAAATCCCTGGAACTTTCGCTGTCACTGCGCCTAGCGGCTTCTCTGTAATATTCGATTGCTTTCGTGGCTCTTCCCGCCACCTCGTGTTGCTTTCCTGTCTTCTGTAAATCCTTGAGTTCTTCCTTGCTGGCTCCAGTGACGGGAGAAAAGACTAGGTGCCCTTCGGCGTTTCGCTGACTACTTCCGCTCCCTTTGCCACCGCCGCCACCCCCGCTTCCCCCGCTTCCCCATTTCCCATCCGGGTCGCGTGGCTGGTCTGGGCTTCCGTCCAACGCCTTCACGATGCGCTTCGCGCCCTTGACGCCATCCCGAGCAAGTCGCTTGTAGAAGTTGATGTCCATGGTTACTTGCCCCAGCAATCCCCCGCCTTGTGGCAGGCCAGCGCGTCCTTGTAGGCGTCCTTGGCCTGCTCGTGTTCGCCGCGCGACTCGTGCAAGCGCCCGCGCTCTTCGTGAACAGACGCGGCCTGGTCGTGCTCGCCGGCTTCGCTGTGGGCCTTGGCGCGCCCGTTGAGTTCGCCGATGGCGCCCGCAAGCTGCGTGCTGGAATCGGAATCGTCCATCTCTTCGCCGGGCATCGAGCCGAAGTCGTCAGCGATGTGCTTCGCATTCGCGTTGCCGTCGGCTGCCAAGCGTCGGTAGAGTTCGGTATTCATGCTGCGATCTCCTCTTGCTGTTCGTTCGTGCCGAATCCGAGGGCCGCGTCGCCCATGTCGATAAATGGGATGGCCACGCACCTGCATAAAATCGGGGAGCCAGGGGTTGCCACTTCGTCGTCAACAATGGGCGGGTCGTCCCAGCTGAAAATCTTTCCATCAAGCTCCGCGTGCGACTCGCGGACGCGCTCGTCTTCCGACGTGGACCACTCAAACTTCTCGATCCCGACCTGCTGCTGTCGCTCTTGGTTGAAAGAGCTGTTCATCTTGCTGGTCTGGTCGCGCGCAATCAGCTTCGCGCGGTTCTCCGTGATGTCGCCGTCTCGCTGAATCTGGTCGACGAGCGATTCCCAGCGGACGCCGCCGGTCCAGCCCGCGGTAAGCGTCTCGGTCACGCGGCCGAAATACTTCTCGGGAATCGACTTGATGAGCGCGACGTTGTCCTTGGTCGCCGTCTTCATCGCTTGCAGGAGCGGGCCGTTCGCGTGGAGTAGGTGGCCGACGTCGACCCCGATGGCGCGCTTGATTTCGCGCGCGAGCCGGTCGTCCACGCTGTCACGGTTCGCTTCAACGGCGAGCCCGACCATGCGCTTGGTCCACTCGTCGAGACCGCCGAGCTTGCCCTTGGCAGAGCGAATGAATGCCTCGATGGAGTAGGGGAGGGAATCGCCCACCCGCACGCCGTCGGCGCTTGTGGGGCGAGGCCAGTGCGATTCGAGCGCGGCTAGCTGGCCGTCGACGATGGACTTGCACCGCGAAACGAGCTGGAGAATGCCAGATCGATATTTCAGCTCCGCAACGTGGTTTGGATGAATCGGGCGCAGCCTCTTCACCGGCCGGGCGTTACCGTGGCGCCGTTTGTGCCCGCGAGCACCGGCCGCCAGAATCGCAAGGTGAAGCGCCATGCTGTTGGCCCATAGTGCAGCGTATTGCTGTGGCCATACAAGCATTGCGGTGCCACGTTGGCACAATTGTTGCTAAGTAAAGTTTATGCGATAAAGTTTATTGACAATTCTCATGGTCTGCCTTCACTATGGCCACAGGCTCCTCATTCCCGAGGGCCTCGATAAAAGGAGACTCCGATGGCATTTGGAAAAAAGAACGAAGGCCATGAGCGACGAGGATCTGCGGCCGAAAGTTCTGCAAAACGCCCTCCGCGAACTGGCGGCGTTCAAGCGCAAGTATATGAACCTGAGCGAGCTGGCACAGGTGATAGCGGTCATTGACAAGACTCTGCGAAAGACCGGATAGAAGACAAGGCAGGCACAGCGCGGCGGGGCCAGGATGGGCATGGCCGGGCCTAGTCTGGCAGAGCAAGGCAGGCGTGGCTGGGCATGGCGCGGATAGGTCGGGCAAGGCATGGTTTAGAAAAGCAAGGCAAGCAAGGAGAATCCAAAAGTGAAACAGCGCAACAACACGACCCTCGAACCCAATCAGGTGACCTGGCTGCGCACGTTCGCCGACAGTAAGGGCGGAATCAGCCAGGCTGCCAACTTCCTAGGGCTCAGCCGAAACGCCCTCACAAGGGCGGTGGCGGCGTTGCCGATTCACCGGGGGACGGCGGCGCTGCTCACACAGCAGATTGAGGCGCGGGCGAAGGAAGGGAAG